ATATTAGTTTATGCCAATTATTAGAAAGAATGACGTTGTTACAGAGCGTCCAGTGATTATTGTACTCTATGGTACCCCTGGTACCGGTAAGACATCTTTGGCTACTACAGCCAACAGTCCTTTACTCATCGACACCGACCGAGGCTTTGACCGTGCCGTTCAGCGTCCGGACATTGTTGTCACGGCTTCACGTTGGGAGGACATCTACAACGCAGAGGTTATCGGTTCCTATGTTGTTGAGGATGGCAAGCAGGTTTGGAAACCAGGCTTGATCAGTGAGTGTAAGACCATCGTAGTAGATACTGCCAAGGCTATGCTTGATGACTATCTCAATGCTTTCGCTATCCAGCAAGACCCTAAGCTGGGAACCAACTCGCTGAAGCGATATGGTGTGATGGGAGAATTGTTCAAGCAGTTTGTCGGTATTCTCCGTTCAAACAACTCCGACATCATCTTCATCTGTCACGACAAGGAGACACAGGAGGGAGACTACATCAAGCATTCTCCAGACTGTACAGGACAGAGCAAGGACTTGCTCATCCGTATTGCGGATCAGGTAGGTTACATCTGCAAGGAGAACGGCAATCGTGTCATCAAGTTCGAGCCACAGGACAATCGTGTTGGTAAGAATGTTGCAGACCTGCAGGACACTTGGATTCCAGCTTACGGAACGGAGGAGTTTGACACTTGCATGGCAGACATCATCAAGAAGGTGAAGAAAGCCATCGTGAATAAGTCTGATGCTCAGGCTAAGGCGCAGGAAGCCGTTGATGATGCTCGAAAGAAGCTTGCAGCCGTGGAGACTGTAGATGATGCAAATGCTCTCATCGAGGTTGCCCACGGATTGAACAAGATTCACCAGAAGGCATTCATGAATCAGATGATCAAGGAACTTGCCGCCAAGGGCATTGACTTTGACAAGAAGGGCAAGAAGTTCGTCAAGCACGAGGACGCAGCATGATGAAGCCTTTGATTAGAGTTACCCAGCTAGAGAGCTTCAGACGGTATATGTCTGGCGAATATGCTTATGTTACAGAGCAGGACGTTATAGACAATATCACTAAGAAGTTTGAGGGCAACGATTACACAAGAATAGGAACTGCCTTTCACTCCATCGTGGAGACTGGCAGTCCCCATTGCTTCAAGGAGCCGGAAGGTGTTCGTCATTTCACCTATTATAAAAAAGACAAGACAGAACCCGTTCCGAAAGGAAGAAGATTCGTCTTTGAAGAAGGTGAGGCAATTCTTGACATTCCTCAATGTAAGGTAGCCTTGAAATACAGAAATGAGCATCCGGGCGCCTTTCATGAGGTTCGTGAATATAAGGATTTCGGCGATGCCGTTATCACGGGATGTGCCGACATGATTGACGGACTAGAGATAAGAGACATCAAGACTAAGTACGGACCGATATCAGACAAAGATTATATAGATAGTTGCCAATGGCAGCTTTACCTAGAGTTGTTTGAAGCTGATGTGTTCCATTTTGACTTGTTTGTCTTTGAGGGCTACAATAAGGATAAGCACAAGGGAGACGTGAGAGGTCTAAAGCTTACTCCTTATGAGCCAGCAATCACTTGTTACAGATACCCGGAGATGGAAGACAAAAACCACGCATTATTGCGTGACTTCCTTAAATGGGTAGAAATGAGAGAATTATTACCATATTTACCATTAACAGAATCAGATGGCTAATACAATGACAGGAAGGGTATTGCTCATCGGAAATACCGAAGAGATACCAAGCAAGAACGGTGGAGAACCGTTCAAAAAGAGAGTGGTAGTACTGAACTGCACCCATTCGGATTTCGGACAAGTGTATGAGAACTACCCAAGTTTCGAGTTCAGCGGAAAGCATGTAGATGATCCTGCTGGTTTTGCAGTTGGCGAGATTGTTACCATATCTTTTGCTCTTCAAGGTACCAAGTATCAGAAGAGTGCAAATGACCCGGTAAAGTATTTCAATACCATTTCGGGTTACAAGATAGAAAAGTATCAGAGAGGTGGCCAGACGCAGCAGCAAGCACCTCTACCGCAACAAGTAGTTCAGCCGCCGGCACCGCAGACGGGCAAAGATGATGATGACTTGCCATTCTAGTTATGATTTTTAATCTCAACAATGAAAAGGACAGGGCAGACTATAAGGACTATTGCAATGGTCTTTACACGGATGCCTTGAAAAGTGGAAAGGGTTTTATCGTGGAGGTGAAGAAAAAGCACCGTCCACGTTCCCTTGCCCAAAACAGCTATCTGCACGTTTGCCTTCAGTATTTCGCATCAGAGTTCGGCTACGATGAGGAATATGTGAAGTATAACATTTTCAAGCAGATAGTAAACAGAGAAATCTTTGCGAAGCAGAGAACAAACAGAAGAGGACAGCCTGTAACCTATTGGAGAAGCACGGCTGACCTTGACACAAAAGAATTAACAGACGCTATCGAGAAGTTTCGGAACTATTCAAGTATGGTTGCAGGGTTGTATATACCTGAACCTAATGAAGAAGCAGCCTTGCTTGAAGCTCAGAAACAGATAGCATTATATGAAAAATATTTATAATTATGAAATCAGATTTGAAAAATTATGTTCCAGAGAACATTGAGTTTGTATTGGAGGACGGTGTAAAAGACATGTTCCCAATGGAGTTGGACTTCCTTGCTTTGACCAAGGAGAACCTTTGCGGAGAGAAGCCTTTGAAGAATAAGGCAGACATCCTTAAGTTTGTCGGAAAGCACTTCACCGCTACATTCCCAGACAATGAGTTGGTTACCCGTTTCCTCGATGAGTTCGAGAAGAAGAACATCAGAGAGGAGTATTGCACACTCGAAGAGAATGTAGTGCCAGCTCGTAAACTGGAGTTGGAGGAGGCTTTGGAAAAAGCCAAGAAGATGAAGAAGGATGCAGAAGAGGCTTACGCTTCTGTCCTCATGGAAGTAGCTAAGTATGCAGCAGAAGTACGTCGGGGAACTGTTGATATGCGCCTTAAGTCGAAGAATGTGTTCTGTATTGCATTGGCAGGTTACTATCTCGTATATAATTGGGAAGCAAATACCGAGAAGTTCTTACTCGCAAAGGCTTACGCTATCCCTGACCGCTCAGAGATTTGGGCCAATGAGGTCAAGAATCGTGAAAGCATGAAAGAGGTCTTCGGATTGGAGTTCCCAGAGGTAGAGCAGGGAAAAGAAGAAGTTCCATCAGAGCAGTCTTCAGATGATGACGATGATGATTTACCATTTGGCGAGTAATGGAATACACTCTTAGAAATTATCAAAAGCAAGCCAGTGATGCAGCCGTAAGACTGTTCACTGGCAAGGCTGATAAGAATGGACTGATTATCTTGCCTACGGGCGCAGGAAAGAGTTTGGTGATAGCAGATATCGCCTCTCGTCTGGAAGGGCCGCTATTAGTCTTTCAGCCAAGTAAAGAAATATTGCAACAGAACTTCGCCAAACTACAGAGCTATGGAATATTCGATTGCGGTTGCTATAGTGCTTCCGTGGGATGCAAGGATATAAACAGAATAACCTTTGCCACCATCGGAAGTGTCATGAACCATATGTCAGACTTCGATTGTTTCAAGAATATCATCATTGATGAATGTCATTATGTAAACTCGAAGTCAGGGCAATACAAGGAGTTCATAGAAGCGAAGAACAGACAGGTTATTGGATTAACAGCCACGCCATACCGTCTTGATCGTGCCGAAGGAGGTTCCATATTGAAGTTCCTCACGAGAGTCAGACCTAGAATATTTTCAAAGGTCATTTATTGTTGTCAGATTGGAGAATTGCTTTCTAAAGGTTATCTCGCAGATTTGCATTATTATGATTTGACGGCATTGGATTTAAGAAGAGTAAGAAGCAATTCCACAGGTGCAGATTATGATGAAAGAAGTCTTCTTGCAGAATATGAGCGTTGCGGATTCTACGATAAGTTATCAAACACAGTAGTCAAGGTTCTGCAGCCTAAAAGCGGAATACCAAGAAAGGGAGTACTTGTATTTACCGCTTTCACAAAGGAGGCCAGGCAGTTGGTTGATAAGCTTCAATCCATCGGGGTCAATGCCGCCATCGTGACAGGCGAGACACCTAAAAAGGAACGTGAAACCATTCTTGAAGGATTTAAGAAAAGAGAAATAAAGGTTGTTGCCAATGTTGGTGTATTGACTACGGGATTCGATTATCCAGCCTTAGACACCGTTGTTTTGGCACGCCCGACGAAATCTCTCGGGCTCTACTATCAGATGGTAGGCCGTGCAATCAGACCATTTGACGGAAAAGATGGGTGGATAGTTGACTTGTCGGGCAATTATAGTCGGTTTGGAAATGTCGCAGACCTCTTTATTAGCAGACCTCCAGGAACCACGAAATGGGCGGTGTATTCCAGAGGAACACAATTAACTAATGTGGTATTAAAATAAAAAAAAAGATATGTTTCCATTTTATAAGAAAAAGAAGAAATCTCCTTCTGCTCCCAAAAAGAGGAAGAAGAGTAAGCCGGATTTAGTCAAGAGGCTAGACAAGGTGTTTGCATTGTATATTCGTCTGAGAGACTGCATGCCAAGTGGTATGGGGCAATGTATCAGCTGCGGAAAGATAAAGCCGTACAGAGAGCTTGATTGCGGTCATTTCTTTGGACGTTCCAACATGGCCACCCGATTTGATGAAGATAACTGCAACGCAGAATGTATCGGGTGTAACAGAGTAAAGTCAGACCATCTTATATACTATCAGGAGAATCTAATAAAGAAGATTGGTGTTTCCCGATTTTCCACCCTTCGAGAGCGTGCCCACTCTATCAAGAAATGGGATGACGACGAGTTAGAGAAAATGATCAAGTATTACACAAATGAAGTTAAAAGATTGAGTCATGAAAAAGGTATTTCTGTTAATCTGTAAAAAATATAAGTCCCCAGTGTTTCGCAACACCGAGGACTTGAACCAATTAAAATCCTATAAAGATTATACTTTAAAGGGATTTGTTTGCAAAGGTAATGAATTATTTTCAAATTGCCAAACAAACCTCACAAAAAAAAAAGCCCGCTCACCAGCAGGCTAAAGAGAAAACCACCATATAATATTCTTTACAAATATACATGGAAGAAACTTATTGCAAAGATACAATAAAATATCGAAATATCCAAATATATATCTGGATATATTTTGGTGTTTTTGAATATTTAACTTAATTATTTTGCATATATCAAGATAAATTAGTACTTTTGCCTTAAGAGAAAGCCGAATATAAATCATAAAAATAATACACAATATGGAATTAACAGAATATCTTAAAAAAATTAAAGGAAGTGAGGGTTACAGAATATTCTTGACAGGCCTGAACAAACAGTTCAAGTCAGCAGGGGTGCTGTATCGTGAGTTTAAGATTTTGGAGAGAATGACAACTATCGCTTTAAAGATTATTCATTTTGTTCATAGCTTTACCCACAAACAGCACAGAGCCGTTTACGGCAAGTTACAAACCGAAGTTGCTTCTTTGGCTGATTGTATCAATCGAGGAAGAGTTTGCTTTATCAAGAATGAGGACTTGAACCAATTATGAAAATAGTCGATTACTCTAAGCTATTGAAATCCTTTTGGGAAAAGAGGTTAGTTTGCACGCTGACAAGTTGCGAGGCAGATATGTATTATTATTTGCTGAAACAATGCGACTTGGGTAACTGGGCAAACCCATTCAAATTGCCGACGAAGAAGTGCGAGATAGAACTCGACTTCACTAGGAAAACAATTAGTAGTGTTAGAAACTCTTTGCAGCAGAAAGGATTCATTAATTTTAAGCCAAGCAAGGTGCGTGGCGAAATTGCTGAGTATGAGATTATTGGACTAAATGCGTTTATTACAGAAACGCAAAGTGAAACGCAAATGGGTACGCAAAGTGAAACGCAAATAGAAACGCAAACTGGTACACAAACGGAAACGCAAAAAGAAAAAACAAAAGAAAATTCCCCCCATACCCCCATAAAAGAAAATAAAAAAGAAAATCTAAAAGAGACTGCTGACGCAGTAGAGAAAGCCGAGCTTTCTCTCTTCACGTCAATCTCAGAAAGACGAACTGAATTTACAGAAAGACTCAAACCCTATGTTTCAAAATACGGGCAAAAGTTAATCGATGATTTCGCTGCTTATTGGACTGGGGCTGGCAAAGACGATACTCGTATGAGATTCGAGAAAGAGAATAAGTTTAGTTTGGCGGGGCGGCTTGCCACTTGGAGCAAGAACGAATTGCGTTTCAAGGGGAACACAGTTCTATCCGTAGAGCAAAAAGAAAGGCAATATGAGATAGATTGGCAACGTGTTATTAGATGGTTCAATAAACTTGGCTTGGTAGAGGTAAAATGTTTGACCGATAAACGTAAATTAGCCTACATTTCGATGTACGAGGCTCACGGAAAAGAAGGGTTAGTTGCGTTTTCTGATAACGTAAAATCCTCTGATTACCTGCTTGGCAAAACAGGAAGAGGCCCGAAGAGGGACTTCGATTACGTATTCGAAGAAAAGAACTTCGTGAAAATCATCGAAGGTAGTTTTGAAAACTTTAAAAGCGCAAAAGAAAATGAAAAGAACATTAGAACAGGATGGAAAGCTCCAGAGCACAAAGATACATCAGCGTATCGGGAGGGGTTTAGAGTTACCCCTTGAAAACAAGGAGGCCAAGAATCTTCTATACTCATTCTACAAGCGAGAGGTAGAGAAGCGTAAACGGCAGTTTGTTTTCACAAGTGAACTTAAAGGAGCTATGTCGAAGATAGGAGATTTTCTTACAACAGAGACAAACTTCTACGGTTTATTCATGCCGGGTAGCATAGGAAATGGAAAAACAACTATGCTAAAGGCTATCAGAGATTTGTTAGTCTATTTGGTGGAAACCAACAAGATCAGCTATTGTGAGGGAGACAAATATCCTCATTTCATCAAAGCTACAGACATGGCAAATATGATTATCGAAGACAGGAACGAATTTCGCATAATAAAAAATACCAAGTTCTTGTTGATAGATGACTTGGGGGCAGAGCCGACAGAGCTTATTACCTATGGAATGCCATACAGACCATTTGATGAGCTTTTGGACTATCGCTACGAGCTGTTGCTTCCTACCATTATCAGTTCAAACCTAACAGCAACTGATATTGGGCAGAAATACAATGACCCAAGAATCGTAGATAGAATGCATGAAATGTTTGACATTTTAAGTTTCGAGGAGGTATCTTTCAGATGAGTTTAACACAATCACCATTTCAGGGCCAGCCATTAATCAACGACACAAAGGCCGAACAATATGTAATTGGCAGTATGCTTACTGACCCTACCGCTTATTCGGTCGTAAGCCAATATCTTGACGAAGAGTGTTTTTACGACCCCATCTGTAAGGATTCCTGGAAAGCAATCGACACTATAGGAAAACGGGGTGTGCCTATAGATATAATATCAGTTTCCTCCGAATTAGCAAAAGAGAAATCATCCGTTTCTCCAATAGACTTGATGAACATTTCGTCTCAAGTAGCATCATCTTCTCACGCAGAATTTCATGCCATAAGACTGCAAGATTTGGGTAGGAGAAGAAAACTATGGGTTGTTGGCCAGCAACTTTCAAGGGTAGGCCTATCTGAGGATATACCAACATCCGATGCTCATCAAGAAGCTATTGAAAGCATAGGGAGGGTTTTCGAGAAGGCAGACGGAGTATTCACACTCAACGATGCTATGAATAGCCTTAACGATATAATGATAAAAAATGCTACCGTTGGAGGTGTTACCACAGGAACAAAAACAGGCATGGATAGATTTGACGAGAAGGGAGGACTACAGAAATCTGACTTAATTATCATAGCTGGTGAAACCTCACAAGGTAAGACCTCACTCGCGCTTTGCATGACACGAAACGCCATTGAGAATAGAGCAAAGGTTGCTTTCTACTCTATGGAAATGACGAAGGAGCAGCTTACCGCACGTCTTCTTTCTGCCAAAACAAATATTCCGGCCAACAACATTCTTTATTCTGGCAGTTTAGCACCAAGTGAGATAAAAATGATAGACGATGCCAGAGGGAAGCTACCTGGAGAGAACTTGTTTTTTGATGACAAGAGTACTTCGAATATAGACTCTATTTTGCTTTCTATCCGAATGCTTAAAATGCAAAAGGATATTGACGGAGCTGTTATTGATTACTTGCAAATACTTAATGTGAATTCAAAAAGCACAAGCTTCAGTAGAGAGCAGGCTATGGGTGATGCCGCACGAAGATTCAAGAACCTTGCAAAGGAACTGAACATATGGATCATCGCCCTAAGTCAGTTGTCTAGAGATAGCAACTGTCCCGAGCCGAACTTGAACCGACTGCGCGATAGTGGACAGATAGGAGAAGCTGCAGATGTTGTCATCCTAGTCTATCGAGCAGAGTATTACAACAGAGCGTACCCTGCCCCATTCGACAATAAGGACGACTACCCTACTGACGGAACGGCTATGATAGACGTTGCAAAGGGACGCAATATCGGAACATTCAAATTCTTTATGGGATTCAATAAAAATACGACAAATTTTTTCAAGACGAATTTAATCAACGAGGATGTACAGGTACCTTTTGAAAAGCCAGAAGAAGCGGATGCACCATTCTGATAATCAGAGAGTTACAAAGCACAGAGATTTAGTATTTTTAACTAAAATATCTATTAGTATATTTGCATATATTAAATAATTTTCGTACCTTTGCATATAGATAAAAGGTAGTACTTTTGATTAATCAGAGCCTACCAAGAACATAAGTTGAACCAATTAAAATTATAAAGATTATGAAACAGTTAGGTTATTTAGATACACCTTGCTTGTCTCCTTCAGAAAAGGAGCAGCTGCAGGAAGACTTGAAAGGTATGGCAGTATGCTTGAATACACCTTATGGCTTCAAAGCTTTTGGAGATATAGATAGTGACCTTGATCCAGACTATGATTTGGAAGATTATGAGGAAGACCCATATTTCAATATGCTCAAAAAACAATACATGCTAATTAAGTTTGTTGAAAGCGAGTGTACTCGAAAGTTTGGAGATGGTTTAATTAGTTTTTATGATATTCAGGACTATCTCGAAACAGTAGATGATTGGAGAGTGTTGGATGAAAGTCATATAGAATTAATATACAAATTTAAGTTTAACAAATAGAAAGGGAATGATTATGAGAAATTCAAATTTCAATCTTATAAAGTCTTTGGGCTATGTTGTAGTGTTGGCAAGTATGGCTTCGCACTCTGTACCGCACGAATATTGGCAAAACACAGAAGACGGACTTCTGTATGGTCATGTTGGTGACAGTGAAGAAGAACACAAACTTTTAATGATGGAAGGTGCTGTATGAGATATTGTATCGAAAGAATTTGCCCCACAGGTGATGTTTCCGAAAAGTTTGGAGACTACTCCGATGAAAAGGAAGCTAACAGAAACGCAGAGCTACTAAACACAGTAGATCCATTTAATTACTATAAAGTAAAGAAAGAAGCATGAAATACCAAGAGTTCAAGAAAAAGCAGCAGGATGAATTTGACAAGCTGCCTATGAAGGCTACATTCGTAGGCAAGCATACTCTTCCATATGTAGTAGATGTCACATTAGAAAAGAGATAGCTATGTTAGTAAAGGAAATGGTACAATACACGAGAACGGCAGACATGGAAGAACTCTATCTGATGCTCAATAATGATTCAGTTGCCTATGACCTTTGGCACGATTATGCTGAAAAGTATGCCCTGAAGATGGTAAATGGCGAGGCGGTAATGATGGAGAATGTCGCCCATGTGATGATTGCAAGAATCATCCAATCTTGCGATAGATTGCTAAACTGGCGCAGAAAGATGATTACTGATGATCTAAATATAACCAAAGAGCAGAAAGAGATTGTTGCGTGGCAGTGGTTCTATAATAGTATGATGGATTTATATACTTATTATAAAGGTAGGCAAAAGTAAGGTTTAACATGACGGGTATTAAGGACACCCACAAGTTAGATACCTTATTCTTATCTGGCAGCCGGAAAGACGGCAGCCTACCTTCTAACAAAAATATACAATTATGAAGAATATTTATCATATACATGAGTCTTCCAATTCCTATTGGGATAGCCGTTGGACTGACACAGATTATTATCTTTGCGACAGCGAGGAAGAGTATCAGCAGAAATTGGCTGAATACACCGAGAAGCGTAAGCAGATTGAGAAGGATTTTAAAGAGAATCCAACAGATCACAATAAGTATTGCGCATTGTTCTTACAGCTCAGCAAGGAGCAAAAGGTGCATGCCAGCGAATACTACTACGCACATGAATGGTGTGGCAAAGAGTTCGATGCTTTCGGTTTCTGCTGGAGTGAGAGGTTGGAGAGAAGCACGCATTACAAGTACTTCTTGAAGCCGGGGTCTGTAACTAATGAAAGCGTAAGTTCTGCCGTTGGCAGATTTACAGGATATGGAAGTTAAACTAAATAAGATTGGAGGTGAAACATGTAGAATTAAGTAAACATCGTTAAACAAAACAATGGTCGGGATTTACTACTATTAATACATAATATAATATTTATCTGGCAGCCGGAAAGACGGCACCCGACCTTTAAAATTTAATCAGTATGGAAATAGAAGAATTAATAAAAATAGCAGAGTCTAATTCCTGGACTGTCACAGAAGAGGAATACTCAAATGGAAAAGGATTACTCTTTTCAAAATATTCACCTGCAGGTCAAGACTTTTCAATATCAACCGGACCATTTGAAAGTGCGGAAGAATTGATCAACAGCATTCACGAACGTTACGTAGAATATGATGTTGACAGTGAAGCATATTTATGGTTGGACAACGAGGGTCATGGAAAGAATGGCGCACCATATCGCATGAGGGATGTACTGGAAGATATGGAGGCTTGCGAGAAGATGATTTACGACTTATTTATTTTGTTATCAAGAAGCTTATGAAAAGAAGTGAATTATTTATAGCTTGCGCCAACAATTACGATTGTAAGTCAGATTGCGACAACTGTGATTTATATCTTCGTTATCGGGAAGAAAAGGAGGAGGATTAACTATGAGCAAAGAAAGTATTATTAAGGTTGGTCGGTTCGATAAAGCATCAGACTATCCGATCGGTCAGAAACTTATTATAAACGGAAGAACCTGTGTAGTAACAAAACATGGAGATTGTGCTGATTGTTTTGTCGGCGTGCCGAACATACAACGTCGGGACACAGATGTTATCTGTAAAGACTTAGCTTGCACAGCGGTTGAAAGAAAAGATAAAACGAGTGTTCATTTCAAAGAAATTTAATTATGACGGTGTACTTGATTTATAAAGAAGATGCTTGGCATTCAAAGGGAAGTGGCAAATTGCTTAGAGTAGCCGATAATCTTGAGAAATGCTACGCAACCGCTGAGGCTAACGGAGCTTCGGAAGACCAGATTAGAGATTTGCGCAATATCGGGCAAAGTCAATGTAGCGGCAAAAGCTACGAGTTTAACATTGAAACATGGGAGGTTACATAATGAAATTTAAAGTTCATATAGAGGAAACGTTAAGTAAAGACGTTATCGTGGATGCAGAAACGAGACAAGATGCTCGTGCCATGATAGAAGAGAAAATCGAGAATGAGGAGATCGTTCTTTCTGCTGATGATTTCACTGGTTGCAGAATTATTGAAGTTATGAAGGAAAATGAATATTAAGACAACAAAGACAGAGTACAAGGAGCTGCTTAAAGTGTTAGAACAATCTGCCAACTTTGTTACAGACAAGGCTACAAGAGCCAGAGAGCTTGATATGGCGAGAAGGCTTACAAGATCAAGGTTATTACTGGAGAAAAGAAATGGCAGTTTTGAAGGAGAAGGCAGCGATAGTCATTAATGGCATCGTGTATGTAGCGGAACCAATGGATGATTGCGAGGATTGTGCGTTTTGTACGGGCTTGGCACAATGCAGCGTAGATTTCATTTGCATCTCTATGAGAGAAGCATTCCGTAAGGGATTCAGAAACAAGCCTATCGGTTTCAAAAAATGGAAAGGTTATGAAAGGAACAGAAACATTCAAGAAGGTAATCAAGGCATATCTTGACAAGCGTGCAGCAGAGGATGAGTTGTTCGCGAAGGATTACGCCAAGCCGAATAAGAATATCGATGACTGCTGCGACTTTATCATCTCAGAGGTCAAGAAATCCGGAAGACAAGGATTTGATGATGATGAGATTTATGGTCTTGCGGTTCATTATTATAATGAAGAAGAGGTTTCATTCAGCAAGAACATAAATTGCACCATCGTTACAAACCTCTCAGACCAAACCAAGGAGAGTTTGGAGAAGAAGGCAGAGGAGGAGTTCAAGCAAGCTAAGATTATGGAGCTCAAAAAGAAGGAGTCTGCAGAGAAGGAGCGCTTGAAGAAGAAAGCCGAGGCCAAGAGAAAGAAGGATGCCGAGGTTGGGCAGTTGAGTTTGTTTGATTTTTAATTATGTGAGTTATGAAACCAAGAAATAAGATAGAGCGTGAAGTCGTCAAACTATCCGTTAGAATACCAGAGTTATCTGACAAACAACGTCAGTGGGCCATCAAAACTTGTATTTCAGAAGACGTCGCTTATAAGTATAGAGACAGATTTTCAAGAGGGTGTTTTTATCTTGTATGTACTTTCAAAGGATGGCAAGTTCTCAGATATTTTCAGATAAGAGCAAAGTTTCGGTTTCATAAGATTGTTAAAGAAAAAATCTACTTCAAGGAGTGTATGCAACAATGGATGAAAGACGGGAAATACGTCTTCCTTGCCAGACAGAGGATTAACGGATATTTCACAGACGCTTTTACTTCAAGCGGGAATTTGGAAGTGAGAACACATACTGTATGGGGCTACCTTGGCGACCCACGCGAACTTGGATTTGATGGAGTATATTATGCCTCGGTTCAAGACAAGTATAAGTATGCTCTCAGAGACTTCAAGAAAAAAATTTCATGTGATGAAATCTTTCGTTCTGTTAATGCTAACACGTACAATGAAACCCTCATGAGACGAGATGTTGATATGTGGAAAATGTGCAAGTATCACGAAGCAGTCTTTGACAAAGAAAAAATGTCAGCTATTAAGATTGTAGTCAGACACGGAAAGGCAGAATATCTTTATGACAGCTTATGGTGGGATATGCTCGACAGTATCATATATCTTAAGAAAGATGTACGCAACCCTTCAATAGTTTGCCCGCAGAATCTTCACGATGCACACGACAAGTGGCTTAAGGCTGCCGACAACAAGAAAAAGAAGATGGAGGACAGAATGACTAAACTGCGCTTGATTGCTGAAGAAAAAATGCAACTCAGGTACCTGGAGCAAGCAGCTAAAGCCGAAGAGGAGAATAAGAAAAAGGCAGAAGCAATGGCTAATGTTTATATTGCCAGAAGAAAGCAGTTCTTTGACATTGACATAAAGGATGGCGCCATAGACATACAGGTTCTTAAGTCCGTCCAGGAGTTCTTTGAAGAAGGAAAAGAGATGGGGCACTGTGTATTTAGAAACGGCTATTACGATGTGAACAGAAAGCCGAACTGTCTCATACTTTCTGCCAAGGTAAACGGACAGCGTATGGAGACAATCGAGGTAAACTTAGCCGATGTTACCGTTGTTCAATGCCAGGGCCACAGAAACATAAACTCAGCTTTCCACGATACTATCCTAAAACTCATCAACGACAATCTATGGCAGATAGAATCTAGGCTTCCGAACAGAGCAAGCAGAACGGCGTAATTTTTTAGTATTTTTGACTAAAATTTCCGTTTGATATATTTGCATATATCAGATAATTTTCGTACCTTTGCGTATAAGAAGAGCCTATTTTGTGGTGTTTTAGGCTATCAAATCTGCATATACTCATGTTTTTATGTTAAAATATAGTTAATTTTAGATTTTAAGTATTTAATCATCAAATATTTTATTTAAATTTGCAGCAATGGAATACGATTATAGTAAACTAAGAGAGTTCATCAAACGTTGCGAATGGAACTGGGCCAAAACAATGGTTGATGTTCCGCACGAATATATCGTGAGGAATAAGAGTGCTATTACGAATGATGAATTTCAATATTTCGTTGAGGCACAACGAAAATATGGAGTGCATGAGAGATGGGGTAAATACAACCTTCAATACATGTACATCGACGGTTACAAATATTGGACTATGGGATGGCCTCCTATTGAGACCACAATCATAAACAGGCAGAAAGTCTTCAATGAGTTTGATTTTCTAGAGTGGCCTATACCGAGAATCTATTCGAACCAGGAGATGGACGTGATGGCAAAATCTATCATGTTCACGTTTAAGGACAGAAGATTTTTCGAGGCAGGCATCGGAAACGGAGACTTCGTCGCCTATACCAAGATAAAGCCGGAAATGTATTATGGAGTTGATCCTAGCAAGAAAGCAATCAAGCAGTTCAGGGAGAAGACATCCGGGTTTTTCCGAAGATGTTGTACTATTTCTTTTGAGGAGGCGATAAAGAAATGGATGTCAGCGGACAGCGTTGTGGTTGCTCTTTTCGGTACCGCTTCATACTTCATGCCTCAGTATCTCCGTAAACTGGGCGAGAGTGGTTTGGATTATTGCCTTATGTTCTACAGGGAAGACTACACCCCTGTAGAGTTCGAGGAAATGCACCATTTTACCTACGACAGAATACAACTGAAATCGATGTTCCCGAATTGTAACATATACAATCACAAGAATTTTATAACAATTTCAAGTAAAAAAATTATCTGGCAACAGACAACGATAGAAAATGAATTATTCCCAGTATGATGACATAGCAAGTAAGTACGATACGTTGTTTCGCGACGAAACGAGTCTCGTTGAGAACCATGAGGTGGGAGAAATGCTTCCACCTCTCAATGGTTCAATATTAGACATCGGTTGCGGGACTGGCTTGCTTGCAGAAATTACGAACATTGACCCACAGGATTATTTAGGGGTTGATCCAAGTAATGGTATGTTGAACCAATTTAAGAAGAAGCATCCTGAGTTTGATTCTCGCCTTGTATGCGAACCCTTTAATGGAAAGAATATTGATTGTAAGAATTTTGATAATATAGTCGCACTCTTCGGTTCTCCATCATATCTTCCACATTTTGCGGTATTAGCAATATCTAAATGCAAAGCAAGAAAATTTTTGATGTTCTATAAGGAGCAGTATCATCCTGTGACTTACGAGATGTGTGACGTTGAGTTCAAACACTACTTCTATTCAAAGAAAACTCTATGCTGTCTTTTTGGGGAGAAAAATGTTTCTGAGTATCATAATTATTTAATAGTTAATTGCGTATGACATCACAGAAAGGTTTGCGTTATGATGGCAGTATTGATAAATACCCCATCACAGAAGGCGAGATTTACAGTTTAGGCAATGGTAGCAAGATTACCATTGCCGATATTACTTTGGGGCTTCCTGAGTTTTCAAAGAATGCCGACTGCGTATTTATAGACCCAGCAGGAAGTAAAGGAGTCCTCAAGGCGTATTACACCAAGGCGGAGAAGCAATGCCCGGTTGACAATTTTGATGAGTTCGTTGCCCACATCAAGAGGTGCATCGAGCAGATTAACCCGGACAGACTATTCGTCGAGTGTTTCTATAGAAATAAGAACCAGTTGGTTCCTATGGTAGAATCCTTGTTCCCTCATGTGAAAATCTATGAGAATACCTATTACCACAAGCCAGATTGTAAGTGTTGGATTATCCAAGGCTCCAATCAGGTAGAAGACTGGGGACTCCAGGGAATGGATGAGTGGGATGCGGTATTCAAGATTTGCAAAGAGGTTCCGTTCAAATTTATCACAGACTTTTTCATGGGGCAGGGACTTGTTGCCCAAGCAGCCTATGCCGCAGGTAAGGTATTCTATGGTAGCGATATGAACAGAAACCGTTTGGCAGTAGCCATAAGCAAGGTTGCCAAGCGTGGTGGAGAATGGACAGTAACTAAATAATTACGCATATGATTAAACTCTCTCAGATTATCATCCTCAATGTTCCGAAGCGAGAACGTGAGGGTAACTACCTTAAGAAGTTGATAGAGACCAGCACGAAGCCTTATGGTATTCCTGTCAGTATCTCTATGGACCGAGGTAAGGGTCTTTGGGATAATTATTCCCAAGCGTTGACGCAAGATGTGGCGGAAGGAACACATCGCATGATTATTCATGATGACATCACTTTCGACCGTAACATTCTTGCCAAGATTTTACATATTCTCTCTTTTGCTCCCGAAAACAACGTTATCAGTTTCTACAATCCAACCAATGGTGACTATACTGATTGTTACGCAAAGGGCAAGCATGTTATTTCTACTCGTTCGAATTTCTGGCTTCAAGCATGTGTATATCCAAACAACTTCGGAAAGGAGTTTGTTGAGGTATCAAACAGTATGACTGATGACCCAGTTTTTTATGATGATTCCAGAATGCGAGCTTTTCTTCAATACAAGAACACCAATCTTTATGCGATTGTCCCTGGTTTAGTACAACACTTCGGGGCGTACAGAAGTTCATTTAAAAATCCTGGCAAGGTTGGAAAATACAAAAGGTACAGCAGTACCTATGACAATCAGTTTGATGTTTTGAAGGTGAATTGGAAAGAAGAGTTTCAAAATCCATTTTTGGCCAAGTCTTCCAAAGACTTTGTCAAGGAAATAGTTAATAAGGAATTTCTCGATGAATACAAAAAGCTCTAAAGAAAACCTTGCTTTAAAATTGGCAAAGGACGACATTGAGGTTGAGCAGATTAAACCATTGCAGATTGCTTATGTTAAGGTTGATGACATTTATCCTAATGATTATAATCCGAACACGCATGATGCGGACAGCTTTGATTTGCTTATCAAATCATTACTATACTTTGGTTTCACTCAGCCTATTGTTGTTAATCGATCCACTATGCAGATTGTGGACGGTGAAAATCGGTATCGTGCAGCTTGCGTGATTGGTTATGAAATGGTTCCCGTATGTTTCGTTGATTTTGATGAAGAAAAGCAAAGATATGCGACCATTATGCACAATGCAGCTCGTGGGCATAACAATAATGAAATGATGAACAAACTAGAGCAATTCTTGGATTCTCGTTTTAAAAATTCAGTTGATAAGGTATTATTAAAAGATAGACAATTATGATAGTTCAAAGTAATTACGCTTCTGATTTTGAAAAGGGGAACTTTGAAAATATGGCAACCCTAGACTTTTTTGAGGCCAATGGTGATATTGTTTTTAGACACGATATTAGCAAGGGAATTTCACCACGTTTTAAGAAGGCTGACTGCATATATTCTGAGCCTGCATGGAGACATGGATATAAGAAGTTTATGCAAAGAAGCAACACCACGGACTTTCCTCCTTACAAAGATTACCTTTTAAATCAAGAAAAGGTAGTAAAAGAGCTTGGTGTTCCTGCATTTATATTGTGTGGAGCAGATATGTTACGCACTTTGAAACCGCAGTGGATACAAGACATATACTTCTATCCATATAAGGATAGTAAGAATTTCAAGATAGCCGTATATAATTATCCGCAATTCAAATTCGGTTCAGACCACGAACTTCTTGGAATTTTGGCAGAAAAGTTCAATACAATTCTTGATTTTAATTGTGGCTACGGCAATTTGATTCCTTTTATCCGAGAGAAAGGAAAGCATTTCATTTTTTCAGATATTTGCGGTCATGCCGTATTAAAAGTAGCAAAGGACTACATGGGTTATAAAGCATGATATTCTACAGTGACAAAAACGTTTATGAGGCAGCTCTTGAAAGATTCAGATACATCTTTCGGGAGTTTTATGGTAAGCGTAAGATTGTCGTGACGATGTCGGGAGGAAAGGACTCTACCGTGGTTCTCAACCTTGCGCACGAGGTTATGAAGGAGATGGGAATTGAAAAGATTCCAGTCCTCTTTCTAGACCAAGAGGCAGAGACTCCAATGACTATCGAGTACATACGATACATCATGCACTTGCCGTGGGTTGAGCCATATTGGATTCAGTCATACTTCCAGGAATGGAATGCCTCAAAGGGAGAATGGTTCAATGTATGGGGGCCTGGAGAAAAATGGATTCGTGAGAAGGAACCTGATTCTTATGGCGATTTGGAAATCCCTCACAATCAGTACTTCTCCAAGACCCTCGATCAGGTACACAGAATGCTCTTCGGTAAAGACTACCTTACTTTGGGCGGTGTTCGCATCGAGGAGTCGCCGGCACGATTGTCAGGCTTAACTAGAGGCGAGTGCCTTCCTGGTATTACGTGGGGACGTGTTTTCGGTTATGATAAAAACGGCACACCGAGAGGTCTGGTTCTCTACCCTATTTGGGATTGGAAGGTTCATGATGTATGGTATTACATCTTTAGTAACAAGCTTCCGTACTGCAAGCTCTACAACTATCAGTTTACACAAAAGCCGCTGAGAGAGTGCCGAGTAAGTTCCCTCATCCATGAGCAGGCTATTCGCGACTTAGGTTTTATCAAGGAAGTTGATCCGTGGTTCTACGACAAACTGGTGCGAAGAGTAGCAAACGTTAATACGTCTGTACACGTCTTTAAGGAAGTGGCAAAATATTGTTACAACTTGCCACCTTATTTCAAGGATTGGGATGAATACGTTGATTATCTCGCAGACAATCTTTGTGAAGACAAGAAGAATGCGGAGACTATCAAGAAAGGCTACCGTTCCGCCAAGAAGAGAAATGTAGCTAAAGCCGGTCATTGCCAGGAGTGCATTGATTACGTAATACATCAGATTGGTTATACCAGCGCTGTCTGCGTCATTGCGGAAGATTTCGGGATGAAGCGCATTCAGAGCGTAGAGCGTTCTTTGCGTCAGTATTTGAGCGACAATTATGTTAAAATAGAAAAAGCTAATAAGGAATATGAATCTTCAAGAGAACATCAAGAAGGAGTTTGATGCTGCCAAGGATAAGGTGCAGTTTTTGAACGACCTCAGAAAGTATATCAGTTCCTTATCTCCGGAGAAAGTCAACCCTGTAGATTGCGTGCTTTGGGTTGACAAGGATATGGTTGTAGCCAACAACTACAACCCTAACCATGTGGCAGATAAGGAAATGCGTCTTCTCTATACATCTGTGAGGGAAGACGGTTACACAATGCCTATCGTTACCATTTGGGACGAGAAGCTGCAGAAGTATGTAATCATCGACGGTTTCCACAGAAACCTCGTTATTCGCAAGTTTGCGGACATCAATGAGCGATGTGGCGGAAAGCTGCCGATTGTAGTCCTAGACAAGGACATTGACCAGCGTATGGCATCAACCGTAAGACACAATCGTGCCCGTGGAAGTCACTCTGTCGATGGAATGGTAAACATCGTTTTCAATATGCTCAGAGATGGTATGTCTGAGCGTGAGATTTGCGAAAAGGTAGGTCTGGAGCAGAAAGAGCTTGTAAAGCTTAAGTATGTTACCGGTTTCGCAAAGATTTTCAAGAACTATAAGTATAATGCGGCTATCGAAAAGGTTGTCGACGAGAGACGCGTAGCAAGAGAGACAGCCAAGAAGAAGGAGGATAAGAAATGAAAGTAAAGGTAGTTAAACTCAGTGAAATCTTTCCTTACTATGACAACCCTCGTGACAATACGAATGCGGTTGAACCTACCAAGGAAAGTATCAAGCGTTTTGGATTCGTTAAGCCTATCCTCGTTGATAAGGCAGGTGTAATCATTTGCGGTCATACAAGATACGTGGCCTCTTATCAGTTGGGTATAGAGTTTGTTCCTGTCGTTTACTCGGATATGGATGATGAAATGGCAAAGAAGTACCGCATCCTTGATAACAAGCTGGCAGAGAAATCTTCCTTTGATGAAGACCAGCTTTTGGAGGAATTGCGCAGCATGGGGGTTCCTACCGATATGCAGGCATTCTTCTTTGAGGACATCAACCATATGCTCAACTTCTCATTCGACAGCATCAATCAGCAGGCAGAAGAGTATGGTGGCTTCCAGAATGACTATTCTCAGGTTGAAGAGGAGAACTTCGAGGCTCCATCAAATGAAGAGGCTAGCGAAAGCGAGGAAGCTCCTTCGGATGAGGAGGAAGACCCTGCCAAGGATTTGTTCGTTCTCAAAGAGCGCGAGGACGGTTCACATTATATGAAGGTCGTTTGCCCATATTGTGGAAATATGGAAACAATAGAAATTGAGGATTAACAGGTATGGAAGAGATTAAGATTAATGACAAGGTAATTGAGTTACCTATTGACAGTATCGTGCCTCATGACGGTTCGCACAAGACCGACGAGACGGCAGTACAGGCAATCATGCAGTCCATCAAGGATTTCGGCATCACTCAGCCTATTTCCGTTGACAAGAACAACGTAATTGTAACAGGTAACGGTGTGTATAAGGCAGCTAAGGCATTGGGAATGGATAAGGTTCCCTGCATTCGTCTTGACTATCTGACTGATGAGCAGATTAAGCAGTATAGAATCGCTGATGACAAGACGTCCGAGTTCGCCACTTGGAACGAGAAGAAGCTTCGCAAGGAGCTCTCCTATCTCGGTGATCCTAACAGCATTCAGTTTGCTTTCGATGAGAGCATTGCCGGTATGCTTGGACTCAATGCTAAGCCAAAGGAACAGAAACCTGCGGCCGCACCTTCCAAGGCTGAGACTAACCATACGGCTAAGAAGGTCGTAACCGAAGCCCAGAAGGACCAGAAGTTCAAGGAGGAAATGAAGGGCGTTGAGGAGAATATCCAGGTCAAGCCTTCAGAGTATTATGAGTATCATTGTTCCGCTTGCGGTAAACTGGTAAAAGTTAAGAAGCCATGACAGATGAATCATCACAGCCGAAAGTAAAGTCTTTCGTACATAGAATTCCCAATCCTGTTGGAAGACCATACAAGATTAAGTCTTCTCAGGAATTATGGGATAAGTTTGTAGCTTACTGTGATGATGTTGAAAACGACCCTTGGCAGCAAAAGACTGGTAGCAATTCCATTGCAGGTGGCAGCGGCAAATCCACAAATTCCATGAGACAAGAGGTAAGGGTTTTCAGAAGAGCCTATACCCTTGTCGGATTTTGTGCTTTCTGTGGCATCGTTCAGAAATGGGCGGATTTCAAGAGAGGTAATCTTAAGAGACCAGGCTTTGAGCAGGTGATAACACAGATTGAGAATGTCGTGATGGCCCAGCAGATTGATGGCGCCATGCTTCATCAGTTTGATTCCAGCATTGTTGCAAGGCTCAACGGATTGGCAGATAAGCATATTCAAGAAGTAACAGGCAAGGATGGTGAGGACTTCAAGTTCCCTAAACTATCCTTGGATGATATTAAAGAATTACAGAAGATAAATGGACTTTGAGAAACAACGTTTTCTCCATAAGCAGTTAGTGGCTTCATCCCTACTGCAATTCACTACCAAGATGTTCGCCTATACTGCCCGACGTGAGTATGTCATAGGCGAACATCATAGGATTATATGTGATGCGCTCATGGATGTTATAAGAGGAAAGACGAATAAGCTGATTATCAACATCAGCCCACGTTATGGAAAGACCCTCTTGTGCTCACAGATGTTCATCGCATATGGTCTTGCGCTGAACCCTGCTTCAAAGTTTCTACATATATCTTATTCCGGAAGTCTCGTCCAAGACAACTCAATGGCGGTCAAGGACACGATAACTTCCGCATATTTCCAAACATTATTTCCGAATGTCAAAATCAGAAAGAACGATAACACAAGATCAAAATGGAGCACAACAGCAGGTGGTGGTGAGTATGCTACATCCACCTTGGGTCAGATCACAGGTTTTGGTGCAGGTCAGCCAGACTGGACCGAAGAAGACATAAAGAACATGGATAAGTTCATGGCTACGTTCAACCCTGGTCACTTTTCGGGAGCCATAGTTATCGATGACCCTTTACGACCGGATGATGCTTTGTCTGATAACGTCAGAGAGTCTATCAACAGACGTTTCGAGACAACCATCCGTAACCGTGTAAACTCGCGTCACACGCCAATTATCATCGTCATGCAGAGGTTGCACGAGCACGACTTGTGCGGTTACCTTCAAGAGATTGAGCCAAATGAGTGGAAGGTTGTTTCCCTCCCGGTAATACAGACAGACGAAGACGGAAAGGAAAGAGCCTTGTGGCCATGGAAGCATACGCTGGAGGAACTGTACAAAATCAAGCACGCCAGCGAGTTCGTATTTGAGACACAGTACATGCAGAACCCTACCCCTATGGAAGGTCTTATGTACCATGCCTTCAGAACATACGATGAGCTGCCGGACAGAAGGTATGCAAGAATGATTGGCAACTACACCGACTCGGCAGATACCGGTTTCGACTTCCTTTGCTCTATATGCTTCGATGCACATGATGACGGTTACTATGTTACCGATGTTCTATACACTAAGCGACCGATGGAATACACGGAGCCAGCGCAAGCCAATATGGTTAAGCGTAATCAGACAGACGTGTGCTTCGTCGAGAGTAACAACGGTGGACGCTCTTATGCCCGCAATGTTGAGCGCATAACAAGGGAACACGGAAACAGAATCACCCAGTTCGTAACGTTCACGCAATCGAAGAACAAACAGATTAGAATTTTCACTCGCTCCAGCGAGGTAAATAATAAATTAGTATTCCCTTCTAATTGGGAGCAGTTGTGGCCGGAGTTTGCCCACGACATGAAATCCTACAGAAAGGAAGGATATAACGCCCACGATGATGCGCCGGACGCTTGTACGGGCATCATAGAGAAGTGCGAGGAGTGGCTTAACAATGCTACCGATGCACAGCTCAGGCAAGGAGGATTCTTGTAATTTCATATTTTTTAACTATGCTCGTAAGGCGTTTGCTCGTGAGAGTAAGCGCCTTAACTATTTAAATATCAATCTATTGTAATTTAGTATTTTTAACTAAAATAATTATTAGTATATTTGCATATATCAAATAATTTTCGTACCTTTGCATATAGATAAAAGGTAGTACTTTTGACTATCCAGAGCCTACCTTACAAGTTGAACCAATTAAAATTATAAAGATTATGAAGACAATTAAAGTTACCAATGCTCCAAAGTCAATGATTATGGTACTCGTTGAGAATGACAATAGATTCGTTTTTAACAGCGGTGACATATTTATTATGGGAACGAGCAACGTAGAGAAGTTCAAGAAATACATAAAAACAAAAGGCATATCTTCCTCTGAGATTGAGAGCCTCTCCTACGAAGTCGTTGAGATTGACGATGTAAGTGATTTGTATAATTTCTAACCAATTAAAAAATAAAGATTATGAGTACTTTATTAGTTACATTCTACAAGGAGGTGTTTCACGGTATGGATGACAAGACCTTAGAAAAGGTTGAGTTCGAGTATAAGAAGGACGTGAACAAGAGTGATTACGATAACATGAAAGATGCTTATGATATTGCTGTAAGCAGAGGCCACAACACTAGTAAGAACATTTCAATAAAGGAGGTTTAGCTATGGATAGTGTTTTTGAAACAAAGCTTCTCAAATACAAGAAGCACATCATCCAGGTTTTTGAGGATATGTTTGGTCAGAGATACGTCTATATCGACGGCAAGACACAGACTTATTCTATTAATAATGCAAAGAGAATGATTAGCCTATGTTGTCAACAGTAATATTCACGAATGGCGCCCTGAAGAATGTGGAGCCGTCCAACGGAACGGATTTCTCATTGGAGGAGTTGAGAGGATTTGTTGGTGGACACATCGAGTTGGTACGACTCAGCAAGTCGCAGGTGATGGTAGTTAATGAGGAAGGAAAGGTTTATGACCTTCCTCAGAACGAGAACGCCACGATGCTTGTGAACATAGCAGGTATCAGAGACGTAATAGTAGGTAATGTATTAGTTTGCGACATTAATAAAATCAAGTAATATGGATAAGAATGATTTGATGGAGTACTTTGTAGAAGAGGCAGAGTATAGTGAGAGTAAAGTAGCAGAAATGACTAACACAGAGTTGCTGGATCATTGGCTGGAGTATAACGGAATTTATGGTTTCACAGATGACATCAAAGATGTTATTGAGGCCGCTTTTGATGTAGATTTGGAGGACTAGCTATGTATAAAGAGAATATAGGAGTAGATGGATATGGGCGCAAGATGCGCCTGTATCATGCTTGCAGCATGGTATATTGTGACCACGTTAAGAATGATAAGGTAGTTAGAACAAATCAGATTAAGGTAGATTATGACATCATCCTAATGTTCAGCGCTCCACACATGAGCGGAGCCTACATTTACGATGAGATTCACAGAAGATACGGAAAACGGCTATGAAAGAGATTATCACCATTGAAGTAGAAAGCTCTAGTGTAGAGTGCTATAGTAGCTTTTATACGGACCTGTTGTCTTTCGTCGCGCACAGAGTGAATGGTACTCCATTGAGAATTAAAATAATCTCAGATATTAAGTAGCGTATGAAAACAATGTTAGCAACAAGATATTATCCGTCACAGACGAAGTTTCCTTGCTTCGTTCAGCCTAAATACGACGGAGTTAGATGCGTCCTTCATGAAGGAGAAGGTGGTGAGGTTCATCTCACATCGAGAGGCGGTAAGGAATATGATGTTCCTCAGATTAAGGCTTGGGGAGAGAAACACCGCAGTATGCTTCCTTTGGACGGGGAGATATACAACCACCAGGAATTGACCTTCCAGCAGATATGCTCTGCCGTCAAGTGCCGTTCTACCATGACCGACAAGCTACGTATGGTTATCTACGATGCACAGATTCCAGGAAGCTTTGCTACCAGATGGAAAGCTCTGCAGGAGGAATTTGCTCCCATTGATCCAAACGGACCTGTGTACCTTACGCAGACTTTCGTTGCCCATTCAGAGAAGGACATTAAGCGATGGCACAAGATATTCGTTTCCACCGGTTACGAGGGTGCCATTATCAGAAATGCAGATGGAATCTATACCGAGGGCAGAAGCAATGACCTTATGAAGCTGAAATCGTTCGATACGACGGAGTTCAAGGTGGTAGATGTTTTGGAAGCGGAGGGCAATGATGCGGGTACCGCTATATTCAAACTGAAGTGTGGAGAGCATGAGTTCTGCGCCCGCCCAGTAGGTCCAAGGTCACTCAGAGCCCAATACTTAGCCGACAAGTACGAGTTGATAGGTATGGCGGCGACTGTTCAGCATCAAGGGTATTCTGACGCTGGAGTGCCGAGATTTCCAGTATTGTTGAACATTAGGGATTACGAGTAATGACAGCATTAAATATTAACGAGTATTACGGCTGCTTCTCTTGCGAGGCTGCTGACGAGCACGGAAATGGTTGCAGGCACGGTCTGCTGTTCCCGGTACTGCTTACAATGGAAAACAAGAGAAGCTGCCCAAACTATAAATTCGAAGAGAAATAATTATGGAGTTAGAAGTTAAGTTAAAAAGAAAATATGAGTCAAAGACAGAGCCTCTTATCCTTATTAATTATAAAAGAGACTTGCGAAGATGTGTCAACATAACTTACCCAAGAGATTGGGATTGCGAAAAGCTTGATACGTTCATTCAATCGTTTCACGACATACATGTAAGAAAGCCTTTATACACGTCTGAATGGGGGGCTTTGCTTATGAAAAACAAACTTGAGGAAATCAAGGAACTTGGCTATCGTGTCATTGCAATTAAGCAAACGTATGGCTATATCGTTCGAAAGGACGGAAAGTTTCTATCCTATCAGCTTGCCAGATACACATCAGAAGGAGGAATAAGTCTGACATACAATTATAAGCCTTCAGCTAAACATGGGACAGGTGCTATACAGGGCGGAGAGAGTGGCTACAACTTTGGATTCACCGAGTTCAGCAAAGAGATGCTGGACGAGATGATGGACTACCCTAAACTTTACGGAAAGGTAGAGCGTTATAAGGACTTTTCTGACTACTGTAAAAGAGAGTCTAAACGTTATAGCTATCTTGAAAAGTTTATTTAGATTTTTTGGTTCAACACAATAAAGTACCATATGATGCGTTATTAATCTGATAGACGGATTATTAACTAAAGCTTAGCTACCGGCATGACGGGCGCATCATATGGGAAATAGAAAATTTGTACCTCAGATAGGAAGGTATCTTGAAAACATTTCAGAGGCATTAACTGTCCTTTCGTTCGTAGCGTTAGCAATTTCCGTCATTACATGGATAACGACGTTGAACCAAGACAGCTATAGTTCTTCAGATTTTAGCGGAATTCAAGCATTCTGTTTTGTTATCTATTCGGTCTTTTCGATAGTGTTATCATTCGCTCTTCAAGGTTTCACTTATATCGTGAAGGCTGCTATTCACTACCTTGACAATGAGGGTGAGTTTGACGAGAAAGAATAACTAAATTCTAACAAGGCTATGTCGTCCAAATTAATAGTAGATCAGAAGAACGTTAAATATCTTTTTCAAGATAAGAAAGCTACATTTCTGATACCAGATTATCAACGCCCTTACGCTTGGGGAGAAGACGAATGTAAGGTCTTATGGGAAGACTTATTTTCCTTTTCATTCCCGAATAACAACTGCGACAGCTTCGATTCTTCAGAAAGTTACTTTCTCGGTCCTATAGTAACATTCCGTAATGACGAAGGGAAACTTGAAATCATTGACGGTCAGCAGCGTCTTACGACCTTGCTTCTCTTACTGCGAGCTTTCTACAATCGCCTGGAGCACATGAAAGACAATCGTTCAATCAAGATGCGAGAGGATATAGAAAAGTGCATTTGGAGAGCAAACGAGTTCGGAGAATATGATCCAAACGACTTGAAGATAAATTCGGAGGTTGCTACTGATAACGACAAGGAAGAGTTTATGGATATACTCCGGAAAGGAACATCAGAAGGAAAAAGTCGGTATGCGACCAACTTCAGATACTTTCAAGACAAGATAGGAAAATTCATTGAAGAATACCCTTCTTTCTTTGCATTATATCCAGCTCGTATTCTTAATAACTGCGTGCTACTTCCGATAGAGGCTGAGTCGCAAGATACTGCTCTTAGGATATTCTCGACGCTTAATGATAGAGGTAAGCCATTGTCTGACTCAGACATCTTCAAGGCACAGCTCTATAAGTTCTACTCATCCATCGGGAAGAAGGAAGAGTTTATCACTACATGGAAAGAGCTTGACGAACTCGTTACCAAAATATTCCACCCATATCGTGGAACACCTTTGGATGAGTTGTTTACACGCTATATGTACTACGAGAGGGCATTGCAGACTAATCGTAGTTCTATGACAGAAGGACTTCGCAAGTTCTATGAGAAAGATGGATATGTTCTACTTCGACGAGAGCAGACTTTAGAGAATTTAGTCTTGCTTGCGGACTTCTGGAAAGATGTATATTCTCAGAACGAAGACCGTTTTTCCGTGGATGTACTAAAGCGCTTGTTTGTATTGAATTATGCGCCTAACAGCTTATGGACTTATATTGTATCGGTATATTTCATGCACTATAAGAATGCTGAGAATATGCTAGACAATGAGAAGTTCTATCTGTTCTTGAATCGTTTGATAGGCTTTATCTGGGCATACGCTATCAGTAACCCAGGAATAACAGCCTTGCGAGCACCAGTATTCAATGAGATGGTGAATATCATAGAGAACAAAGAGATTGCTTTCGAGAACTATCTATTTCAAGAGGAATTGTTCCGTTCGCAATTCACCAACTTCAGTTTTTCAAACACTCGTGCGATTACGAAGTCGATGATTGTATGGTGGGCATTCTCTTTCGATAGTCAGGAATTGCTTCCTCTTGACGCAACATATGATATTGAACACATCTTCCCAAGGAACAGACAAGTCAAGGAAGGTGGATTGTCGAGTGACGAGGTTCTTGAAATGTTGGGAAACAAATCGGTATTGGAGCGAAGAGTTAATATTCGAGCATCCGATTACAGATTTGCTGACAAGATTAAGTATTATAATGGTGAGTTCAAATCCACAGGCGAGAGGATTGGAACTAAGATACACGAATTACGAATGCTGTCACAGACGTTGACAGATTTTACAGAAACGGATATTAGGGAGCGCACGTCAAGAATGCTTGATAAGTTTATCGCTTACCTCGAATCTAACTCCCTGATTTCCAATAAATTAAATTCGTAATTTAGGTTAAAAGATTTGGTAATCTGACAAAATTTTCGTACCTTTGCATATAGGATAAAGGTAGTAATTTTGTCTAAGAGCCTACTAAATAGGGCAACTGTAAGTTACTACCTGCCGAGGCTGGGACGCTAGCTGAGGGTCTTGTTCAGGGTGTGACGAGCGGCTGCCCTTCTTTATAAAATGAGCTCGACGGTTGCATATAAAACAAGAATATGGCAACAAATGCAGACATGAGCTTGAAAGAGTTCGCAAAGGAAATGCTGGTCGAAGTTAGAAAGGACCAGGAGTGGTTAACAAGACAGAAGGAAATCATGGGTGATCTCCAGGAGAGAATCGATGAGTGCTTCAAGAAAGTGCAGAAGTGCGACATGACAAAGGGTGTCTACTCCACTACGCAGATGGCGAAGGAGTTGGGCATGAGCAGCGCACAGAAGTTGTACGAAGAGCTGAAGGAGGTTGGCCTTGCGTTCAATCAGGGCTATGAGTGGATGCTGACAAGTCCTTACTCCACCTATCAGCTAACTGAGGTGACTACACACCTTATCAAGGGCAAGTACATAAGAAGACCTCTTTGGACGGAGCGAGGCAGACGCTGGCTTCTCGCATTGAAGGAGAAGAACATCATCTGCAACCTGCCGAAGCCGAGAGTACCGAAGGCTGTTGAAAAGTGTATTGCTTCTCAGTCCGGCGAGAAGAAGAAAGAGGTCAAGGTTGAGCCGCCAACACCGCTGATGAAGAAAGCCGAGACTCTTAAGGATGAAATCAACTGCCTTTTGAGTCTAATCACAGAGGTCGGAAAGGGAGAGACGATGCTCCTTATGGGAGACATCATGACAATCTCCACCACCATCAGTGAGCACGTGAGCACATTGGCTTTTGAGGCTTACAAGACATTAAATGCACCAGCGAGGGCTTGAACCAATTAAAATTCGAAAAGATTTGGATTTTCCAAAATAAAATATTACCTTTGCAGCGGTAAAGGAGAAAGATAAAGGATTGGGTGAGCCGTTCACACGTCGGCCTTCGGGCGCAGACTTCGGAAGGACCCCAATCCTCTTTTATTTCAGTAACCTCATCGTGTATAAGATTTCGCCATCGGTGAGTTTTGTCTTAAACTCGATTTTCTTTCCATTATATTCAGCTTGATAGACATTGAAGAAGCAATCGTGGTGTTTGCCTTGCTCTTTTCTAACGAACTTTCCGTTAGGAAGCCAATCCTTTATGTTCAAGGCAACTTGTATCGTATCGGGCAGATGAGAGTTATTGATGTTCTTAGAATATGTCTCCGTAAGGAACTTCTTATTCATGATTATTTCTTTCTCACCCAAGAACAAATAAAGCCTCTTTGCCGTCTCTTTCTCGTTTATCTGAACTTCTTTCAGATTCTCTGTTGCCCATTCGTTGATTGACTTTGTGATTTGAGCTTTTGTCTCATTCGATACTGATGGAATGCGAACAGTCTTCTTTTTCTGTGTTTTCTCAACATTGGCATATTGAGTGATATAGGATGATTGCTTTACCTTGTCTTTATTGTCATCCACCCAATTCGTGAAGTTCTTAGGCATAGTATTGTTTGGCTGTTTACCACTCCAATACTCCTTTTCACTCATAATTACCGGGATGGCATAGCACATACAATTTACGTGCCAACCAACCCAAGGGAAATAGCTCGGGTATATGCCAGCAAGCAAATCACACATATCGTGCTTATGACTTGGGTTATTGGTCGTCTTTATCTCTTTGCCTTTAATGTAGTCCATCCTAGCCCACCTTTCCTGCTCGGCAGAACGGTAGGCCATGTTTATCTCGTTACGTGCCAGGCGCACGCTTCTGTACTCGCAGTTCTGAATGGTTATGGCTTTGCCGTATTTCTTCTTATAGTCTTTGGCAAGTGATGGATAATCATTAAGATACTTACTGACCTTCTTGCTGAGTTTAACAGCACTCATACCCTTCTCTATGCCGACAGACAGAGCTTTCTCCAGAGCCTCTTTTACATCAGCTCTCTGGTTCCATATTCGTTCTGAAAGACTGAGACCATTTATCTTTCTTTCCACGAAAGCCTTCTTTGCCGCATTGTTGTGTTCAAAGTAAGCTTTCTGTTTTGTCTCCGCAATCTTCCTCGTAAAGGTGCCGATTACCCTTTTGGCAAGTAGGTCCTGCAGCGTGTTACTGTTCTTCCATTCCTCGGATATTCCGTTATAGACCAACGCCTGCATATTGTTTGAATAGTAATCCAACAAGGCGTTCACCTTCTTTTCTGTTCTAGGGTAATCATCAAAAGAGAACTCGCCATCCCCATCGAAGTCGGTGGAGGTGGCGATTTTAGATGATTCTTTAGCAAGAGTCTCATAGATTGAAATGATTTTCCTGGTATAAGCATTCAGTCTCTTGCCAAGGTCTTTATATGCCTTTTTCTGATTAGGCAGTTTCGGCTTTTTCATACATTTCCCGTTTTAAAATGTTCACAGCAATCCCAGTTAAGAAAAACGCTCCACACCTTATATGGACATCTTGCAAGAATAGGCTGCCCTTTAAGGTTCATGCTATGAAAATCAGTAGCATAAGCGCATTCACGGCAGAAGTGCCGTTTCTTTTCTTCCTTCTTCTTTCTCATAGCTATTCCTCCGAGAATAAGTTAGGCATAGTAGCTGCTGTTCTTGTGGCCTCTATTTCCTCTTCTCCTTGAATCTCGTTGAAAGTCTTGTCAGGATCATCGGAAAGGCCAGCACGCTGGATAGATTCCTTCTGGCTGACGAGAGGTTTATTGCCGTTAGCCTTAAGCCATTTGTCAATCTGAGTATTCTCATCCTCCTGGATGAACGGAGTCATGATGTGTTCTACAGAAATCTCATCCATTCTAGCTGCCCACTTCGTGTTCATCTTGGAAAGGAACGCCTTTATGACGTTGGTCTCTCTCTCGAAGCCTTCAATCCAGGCACCAGTCTCCTCTCCTATCTTAAGATGAGCATCCATGAGGAGTGTTTTTCTCGAATCGTAGCCGATATTACCAAGACTCTTCATATTCTCAAAGCTAATGTCCGGCATCTGAGATTGCATGAAGTAAAGTTTTACGAGTGTATCGACGTGATACTTAAGAGCCTCAATAGCCTGCTGCCAAGATACGTAGCTTACGTCACCGTCCTCACTGACCCTATACACCCTCTTGCTCTCTCCCTTTCGCTCCATTCCAACGATGGCACCGGCAATCTTCAAGACAGGAGCAGAATTGTATGCCACAACATCGCTGTTTCGGGAAATGGTGTACTCGATATTCTCACGGATAGGTGTCAATCCTTCCCAGCATGGCTTATGACGGTACCAAAATACAGCTGGAATCTTGTCGATAGAAATCTCATTTTCATCCACCAAATGCCATCCGGACTCTTCATCGTCTGAAGACAGGTCCCATTTGTAATGATGGTCTGCGGTATAGGTCTCGAAGAAGGTGTGCTCTGTGTCAGTAACCTTGCGCTTGTACTCGAATGACAGGGCGAGCATGTCTCCATATTCATCGAAGTAAGGATAGATGTCAACTCCGTCCATTGGAGAGAACGTCTTACATTTCAGCTTATACAGACTTTCAAATCCATAGAGTTTGTTTGGCTTCTTCTGCGTGTACCAAAGTGTGAACATTTGGCACGAAGCGTAATAGCACTTTGCTCTGTGCATATTCACTGCATCAATGTGTGCGCAGGTGTAGATTTTTTCTATGGCCCGCACAATAGTTTTCAACTCCTCGTCGGTCTGGTCATAAGTGTAAACACGTTTGACAGGGATAGCCATCGTAAATTCAGAGATTCTTCTTGTAAGAAGTTTCTCCAACCCGATAGGCAATCGAGCCGCCTTTTCTACAATACCGTCATCAAGAGTTCTGTCCTGCCTGCCTACGTGGTCTTCGACGATTTCATGGAACATAGGCTCATACTCAGATAACAGGGTACTCCAAAGTGGAATATCCAGCACGCGTTGTTTCAGCTCTCCAATGATGCTGCCAACGTCATTTCTTTTAAAAAGTTCATTAAAATCTATCATAATCTTCGAAGTTTAGATACGGCAAAATTACAGATATATTCGCATATATTTCATGTGTTTAGTATTTTTAACTAAAATATCTATTAGTATATTTGCATATATCAAATAATTTTCGTACCTTTGCATATAGATAAAAGGTAGTACTTTTGACTATTCAGAGCCTACCTTACAAGTTGAACCAATTAAAAATATAAAGATTATGAACAATTCTGTCGAAACAAAGAAGGAAGAGGTTAGAAAGAACATCGAGAACATGTTTGAGTCTGCCAAAAAGAAGATAAAGGACATTATTTCTGTTTGCCCTGATTGGGAGGTAGAGTGGATAGACTTAGGTTACAAGTCACTCATCGTCCACTTGAACTTGAAAGGGGTCGAAAGAGAAAGAGAATTGGTGATTCATTACCATTCTAAAGTTGGTAATTTCCAGGAAGAGTCTTTCAACACCAATGTAGCAAGCTGTGGAGAATTTGACCTTATTGAGGCAAACGACAATCTTAAGTACTACACAGCGATTGGCGATATACTCAACCACAAAGATATGCTTTCACTCCTGAAAGAAACTATGGCTTATTTCACTAACAAACTTGTTGAGTTGCGTAAAGAGCTTGATAAATTAAGAAAGGAGGATTAGTTATGACAAAGCAAGAAGAAATAGACATTCTACAGTCCTTGAAGGGTGACACTTATTTCGCTCAGTTCTTCGGAAGCAAGGACATTGATCAGATGTGTCAGAACATCAACAATGATTTTGCCATTGAGGGCGGATGCAGATTCATCCAGAAAGCAGAAACCTTAGAGCGAATCAACGCAGACCTAAAAAAGGAGTACAAGCAGAAAATCTATGATTTAGGGATGGAAATTATTAAAATTCTCGATAGAGGATTTGACGAAGATGCTATTTACCAGTTGGTTGAAGGCGAGATCGGAATTAATGCTATCATTAAATTCAAATTTAAGAACAATCTGGAACTTACGGATAAGGAGATAGACTATATGGTATCTCAACTTCCATGATTATGTAGTAATCGCATAGCTTATGAGGGTATGCAGGTTATGGTTTGATAATTAAAAATAAGAACAATGAAAGACGAAAAAGTTACGGTAGAAGATTTGAAGACAGCCATGTCAAGCAAGGGAATCCGTTCAGATATAAATCAAGAGAAGGTAATAACACGCCTACAAGTAAATGGCTGTTTGATAGCAATGGTGTCAGATATATTAGACCAGCTTATCACGGATGAGCAATCTATGCTAAGACTCCTTGATGTTCAGTACAAGCAAGAGCAGAAGATGCACTACAATCAGATGCAAAATGCAGCGAAGAAGTACTACTTTCACTTGAAGCCATTTACTAAGAGTTTCTTTGGTGACAATAACATCTGTGCCGATATTGAGGACAACGCAAATGACATATACGAAATCATCAAGTTACTTGCGGACCACACTAACGACCACAAGGATATGGAAGTAATTAAGAGAAACCTCAGAAAGAGAAAGTTGAACCATCATATATTCGATTAAGCGATGAGAAGGGAATTAATCAATGATATAGCTAAAGGCGCATTCGAAATGGCCATTGAGGAGAATGCTTATAGCTTTATTTACACATACGAAATGGCAACAAAGATTATAGAGATAGTCGTAGGTGTAAAGAACAATGAATATTATTGCGAAAAGGTCAATGTTTACGATTACGATCAGAACGACCTTTCTTATAGATTTGAAAATATAAGTAAGTTAATCAAGAAGGAATGTGCGCCCTGCAGAAGTGTCGTCATTGACGAGATAAGGGATTCCGGAATGAATGAGACGGAACGAATATTCGGTTCGGAATCAGCCTACATCAATTACAGATTCTGCTAAATATAAAAGATTGTCGGTACAGAATATTTTGGTTAGAAGTTCCTTTTGAACCACCCGACATTAATAAAAGTGATTGAAAATGGAAATCGGTGAGTAAACAATTTAAAATCGGTCGGCCATAAACCTTATCATGGTGGCACGATAGGAGCCTTAAACATCCGGGAGACCGACAACCCAAACAGCGGTTAGACAGAGCTGGAACGTCGATAAATACAGCCGTATGTGTAAACGTTAATAGCACAAAAGTACCGAAAGTTAAAGGACCTAGGACTACGGTATTTATCAACAAGTTAAACTTTAAAAGAAATAACCTATGATGTCAGAAAAGCAATATCGAGTAGCCCGAAAGGGTATTGTCGAGCAAATTAAGTTAGCCCAGAAGTTACATTGCGTCAACCTTGAGAAGAAGCACAAAGCCGCGTTAAAGAAGTTGGAGATGCGTTTCTTAAAACCCGACGCAACGGGTTGTTTTGATTGGGGGGCAAGAGTATCAAGTAGTTATTATCATCTTTAAATTATCGAGCTTATGGAGAGAAAGATTGGAGAAACCTTTGAGTTTAAAGGGAAAACTTATGAGGTAATAGAATCACTACGTAATATCTGTGATAACTGTGCTTTTAGTGGAGAATGTGATGCCACAGAAACAGTAGTAGGAAGATGTAGTTGTACATCAAGATTAGATGGCAAAAATGTAATTTTCAAAGAAATAAAAGATAATCAACTTACTATCAACATTCATAAAGGGATGGAGATAGATATAGAGAATTGCGATTTGAAAAATGGTATTATCAAGTTTAAAAAGAAAGAATTGCGTTATGAAGATATAGAGAATTCTTTAGATCTTGAAGGAAACAGAACAGGCATACCTGTTGATGATAACAATGCTTTCAAACTCTGTGCTACTGATCGCCTTATGAATATAGCCAAGTACTACAATGGTAATTGGAAGCCCGATTGGAGCAATAATAAAGAAGGTAAGTTCTATATAAGTTATAACTTTATTCATAACGGTTATTTCGTTATAGAAGATAACTCGAATAATGTTGGATCAATCGTTTTTAAATACAAAGAAGATGCTCAGGCTGTCATAGACAACCCTAACTTCCGCGAAATCTTGGACGCAATTTTCAAAAACTAAACAATACGATTATGGAAAAAGAAATTAACATAACGGAAATCCTGAAAGATAAACCGCAAGGAACTAAATTGTACGACTGGTTGTATAATATAGATGTAGAGTTAGATACAATCAGTACTACAGATACAGAAACAGTAGTTTGGTGTACAAATAAGACCGATAATAATACTACTTGCCATCGTGGTTATTCTGAATTTGGTACAGTAAGAGGATGTCCTGATGGTTTACAGATTCTTCTTCCATCAAAAGGAATGCGTGATTGGTCTAAGTTCGCCTGGAAGATAGGTGATTTACTTACCAACGAATGTGGATTTCAGTGTATTTTCAAAGAATGGGCATCTGATGATTACACAAAGTTCAACGGATGTTATTCTAATAGTAGGGATGGTTATGAAGATGTATCAAATGCCGAAACCGCTAAGTTTGAGAAGTTAGATGATAATATTGCACATGATTACATCAAAAACATTGAGAAAAAATTGGGTGGTAAGTTCAATCGTGAGACCTTGGAAGTAGAGAAACCTCATCCTGAGTTCAAGGATGGGGATATACTGTTTACAAAAACAAACATGTTGCATTTTCCTTCTGTTTTCATCTTAGATACCAATAGAAATGAAATGCGTAGTTATGTTCGCTTTCTTATTGAAAGAGGACATATTGATTATGGTATGCCAGTGTATAACCTTGATACAAATAGATTTCGCTATGCCACAGAAGAAGAGAAGCAGCAGCTCTTTGAAGCTTTAGCAAAGGAAAATAAAGCTTGGGATGCAGAGAAGAAAGCCATTGTTGATTTGAAGCCAAAGTGCGAGTTTAAGCCATTCGACAGATGTATTTGGAAGATACGGAATAGTGAAGGCTCTATATGGCAAGCAAGTTTCGTTTCTTATGTTGATGAGTATGGTGCTATTCCAATGGGTGTGTCTATAGATGAAGATTTGGTTAACTTAATTATCCTTCCTTATAATGAGGAGACAGCTAAATTGATTGGTACGACTGATGATTGGAAAGGAGGCAAGCAATGATGTATCGTGATAAAGATGGTTATTACCTTTATCAAAGGTTACCAAGAGAATCAATGCCAAAGGTTGTCATTAATACGACTTCTCCAAAGGAGTATGGACAGAAACTTTTAAATAGAAAGAGAGGAAGAAAATGAAAGAACTTAAAGTTGGAGAAAGAATAACCATTACTCTTGAAGCTGTGGAACGTAATAATTGCGAAGGTTGTTTCTTTGATATACAAGAAGGAGGTTATAAGTGCATGTGCAAGCATAGATGTTGTAAGTTTAACCGTTCTGACGGTAAGAACGTAATCTTTAAAGAAGTTAAGGTTCAAAAAAGAAAAATGAAAGAAGACAAATATTCATTAAAGATAAGCCGTAACTCTGGTGATACTACCCTTGATGGTTATCCAATAGCTACATATTCGAATGATGAATTGAAGATTCTAAAGAACCTGATAACAAAGGTTTTGAGTGAAGTAAACGAATATTTAAAAGAATAGGCGTATGAACAGAAAATTAATGAATTTAGCTTTGATGTCTATTGCTACCTCTGCATATGCAAGTGAGCACCCATTTGGAATTTCAAGTCCTAAACTTAATACACTGAAGGTATTGAGTCCTTCTGACAAGCAGAAATGTCAGCCAAAGGCGCAGCATGAGTTCACAATCAATAGTGTTAAGATTATGGCAGCTTCCAAGAATGATGCTATTAAGAAGTATAATCATCGTAAAAAATAAACTGTATGGAATTAGTTATCAAACCTGTTCATGCATTACCTTGTGAATTAGAGATATTCACTATTAATGGTAAGGATGCCGATCGTATGGATTTTGGAGAAATATATGACCATAATGAAGGAAACGCAAAGTCTTATGGTTGTGGTTACTTTGAGCCAAAGTCTCCAACAAAGGAAGTGTTAGATAAATACAATATCACAGAAGAAGAATATTATAACATTTGCAACGAATTAAAAGATAAACTATTTGTAGGTGGTTGTAGGTGGCGTTTCTAAAAGTAAAGCGTATGAAAAAGATAATTGTTATACTACTCTCTGTACTGTTATTTACGGCATGTAACAGAGAGCCAATTAAAACTGAGACAAGAGTGTATGAGTTGACGTTTATTGATGGCAAAACATTTGTTTACAAGTTCAACAATGTAGACGTTAATGCTGAGGATGGAATAGACCATAGTCGTGGAGGATATTTCTTTTATATTTTCTCTCATAAAACATATGAGCACGTAGAGGCTGTTATCAGATTTAAAAGAATAAAATAAAGGGTATGAATAAAGAGATAAAATACATTCCAGGAGATTTGGTAATGACAAACGGCATTCCTATCGGAACCAAAAAGGGAAGCGTTTACCAAGTCACAGAAAGTAATCCTGATAAATATAGACCTGTGGAAGATGGAAATGCATTCACTGAACTGAAAGGTTCTGTCACTCTTTCCAACATAAAAGGAAAAACCGTTTATGATGAAGGTTTCCTATTTGGTGACTCTGGTGCATGGGTTAAGGATATCGTTCCAATACCTCTTACTCCAAAGATTTTAGAGAAGAATGGATGGAAGAAAGAAGTGATGAGCAGAGGAGTTACGAATAGTCATTGGGTATATACAAAACCTGATATCGAAGAATATGGATATTTTCCTATCTACATAGAAAAAGGTATCGGAGATGAGTTTGATGTATATCCGTTTACTGACAACAATGTTTGTACACAAATTGCATACATTAAGTACGTTCATCAACTCCAGCACCTTCTCTTCGGTCTTGGAATTAATCACGAAATGGAGGTGTAGGTATGAATATAATTACGTTTGGTAAATATAAAGGTATGTCAGTTACAAGGGTTCTTAGAATTGACCCAAGTTACTTTGGATGGTGCAAGAACAATGTACGTTGGTTCAAATTCTCTAAAAGAGACTACGAAATATACTTGGAATGGTTATCATTACAGCAAAATCATTTGCAATTCACAGGATATTCTGATGATATGGGTAATATTAGATTCATTTTTAGAAAAGTGGAAGAAGGTAAGTTTAATGCTTACTCTGATACAGAATATCTTACTAAAGAGACGTGTGGTGAATATCTAAAAAGTACAAAAGAACATTATTTTAGCAAACGTGTTTAACCGCCTTCGGGCATAAATTTAAAAATATGATAGAAATAGAATTATACAACGAATTACAGTACGCAGAAGGTTGCTTAAAGATATTGGATTCACAAATATCAGAGCTTCGCAAAAAGAAGAATGATATAATGAACGACTTTCTAAGTTTGTTACCTTTTCAGGAAGGCGACAAGGTGAAAGATAAAGATGGCAATATCTTTATCATAGAACGTCTAAAAGAAGCCATATCTCTTGGCAAGAATGAAATTAAGGTTTATTTTCTTATCCGAAAAATAAAGAAAAATGGAGAACCTTATCAATACGCAAACGAAGCTTGGGGAATTGATTATTTTTCACTTGAAAAAGTAGTAGAGCAATAACCATCCTGTAAAGGATAAATAAGATAGTAATATGAATATAGAACAATTAGAACGTGCTAATCTTTTAGCTAAAAGTTTAATTCCAAAAGCGGAAAGGCTAACAATGCCAGAAACTGCTGGTAAGATAACACTTGGAGAGTGTCTTGATGGTTTGCTCAAATGCGACAAAGAGTTCAACGCTAAATTCTCGCAACTTGTATCAGAAACAGAACAGAAATTTCGGAAAGAACTTGATGAGCTTTAGTAACTATCCTGCAAAGGATATAAATAGATAGTAATATATGAGTTTTGAAGTTCCTAAATATCGTTTGCTGGCTTTATTAAAAGCCGAGGCAGAACTTGGACTATTAAAGGATTATGGAGTTGACAACTGGGATTGGTATAAACATGCAATAAATGATACATTTAATGATGGCAAAGATGCCGTTAATAATCTTTCAGATAAAAAACTCCTTAGCGAGTTTAAGGAAATAGAGTAACTAACCGTCCTTATAGGACATAAATATAAGTAATATGATTAAAGCAGTTCCAGACCCTACGTTAGAATGTGTAGGATGTGTATTTGATGGTAAGTTTGAATGTATTACAAAACCATGTTGTGCAGACCCAAACAATCCCGTTAAGTACATTGAAGAAACAGAGTAATTAACCATCCTCTCCTTGGTAACAGGGAGAGGGTAAAAAGAAGAGAATATGAAGAAAAGAATATTAGATATGTGTTGTGGGTCACGTATGTTTTATTTCGACAAGCAAGACCCTCATGTACTCTTCGCAGATATAAGAGAAGTTCATGAAACTTTGTGTGATGGAAGGAAATTGGATATAGCGCCGGATATAATTGCCGATTGCACTAATTTGCCATTTGAAGACGAAACATTCGACATGGTAGTTTTCGACCCTCCTCATCTGTTAAAAGTGGGGGAGCACTCCTGGCTATGTAAGAAATATGGTAAGCTGCCCGAAAATTGGCAAGTATTTATCAACGACTCAATCCACGAAGGTATGAGAGTACTAAAAACGAACGGAACGCTAATATTCAAGTGGAACGAAAATCAGATAAAGGTTCACGACATACTCAATGCGATTACTGATTATAAGCCGATATTCGGGCATCGCACTACGTCTAAGAATCAAACTATTTGGATGGCGTTCATAAAGTAATTATAATAATAGAAAGAACAGGAGGATTGATCATGACAAGAGAAGAAGCTAAAAAACTAATGCCTGTTATTCAGGCATTTGCAGACGGAAAAGATGTTGAAACCAAAACAGGCTCAGGCTGGATGAGCATAGAAAACATGAGCTTTGCAGGAAAGCCTGATAGTTACCGCATCAAGCCAGAGCCAAAGTATCGCTCGTTTGCAAATGCCGAAGAATGTTTGCAGGAGATGCTGAAGCATCAACCATTCGGCTGGATAAAAGCCAAAGAAGGTGGTTATCAAAATATCATATCTGTTGATAACTTTTATGCAGGCTTGGGCGATAAGGATGGTAGCGCCATCTTGCTGGCTTCAAAAAATAGCTATCAAGACAACACCTTCTTCGACGGAACTCCTTTCGGTATTAAATTGGAGGAATAGTGTATGAAGAATAAGATTTTAGTCTTAGCCAAGTCAACTATTTGGTTCGTCTTGTGCTTGCTTGTAAGCGCGTTGGCTTTTGAAGGTTTTTTCTCATTAGTTAAAAGAAATGAACCTGCGAAAGATTTTAGTACAACAGTATTTTCAAAGAATGGGCATGACTATCTGCTTGTGGACACGAAACATGGAGTTTGTGTTATTCACGCCAAGAGTTGTCCTTGTAATAAGAAGAGTAGCGAATGAAAACAGAAAATATCAAGTTTAAGGCAAAACGTCTTGATAACGGAGAATGGGTAAAAGGCGACTTGATACATAGCACAAGTTATGTTGGCATAAGTTACCCCAGTGACGAGTTTTCTGATGTACCAATAGTGCACAGAGTTGACCATGAAACCGTCTGTCAGTTTACAGGATTGACAGATTGTGAAGGCAATGAGGTTTGGGAAGGAGATATACTTGAAGGTCCTAATATAGGAGAAATCTGTTTTAACCAAGGTGCTTTCCTTATTCACTCTATTTATGATAATGCTTTGTACTCTTTATCTAATTATACAACATGGGACGGGAAGATAACGTGTAAAGTTATTGGCAATAAATTCGATAACAAGAAGTAGCGTATGAAGAAAGAAGAACGGCTTCGCGTTTACAAAATGTATGATGGTCATTGTGCTTATTGTGGAAAATCGATAAAGTACGAGGACATGCAGGTCGATCATATTGTTCCCAAAAATAGAGGTTATTACTCTCGCTGGAGTGCTAAGGATGGGAAATTCATAGTTTCCCACGGAGAAGATAAAATCAGCAACTATATGCCTTCTTGCCGTGCCTGTAATTTTCGTAAACGTGATATGAGCGTCGAACAGTTCAGAAATGCCATCAAGCAACAGGCAGAAGGGTTGCTGAGAGGTGCAGCTAAATTCCAGGTAAACATGAGTATTGCATACGGTTTACTTATTCCTGCATTTGATGCCCCTGTAGTGTTCTATTTTGAGAAGTTAAAAATAAATGAGTAGCGTATGAAAACAGAAGAATATGTAAGCACCATCAAAAATATGCAGGCATTCTGCAATTTGGTAGAACATTTTTATCCAGATCAATACAAGTTCGTGTGTATGCAGCATGGCATTTCGGAGCGTGTGGCGATGGATATGTACGGCTATTTGCGCAAGGTGGCTTCCGGGCTGTATTGGTGTATCAACGATAAATCAGACGACTATTTTCACACTATGATAAGTATGGCGCAGGAAGCTCGCAAATTACAGATGCTGAATAGTCTTGTCAAAGATTCCTCTGCCTCTGGTGCGTATGGAAATTCAAGAATCCTTGCCATATTTGAAAAAGGTGATGAATGTATCCAGAAGGAGTTTGATCTGCAATGTCAGGCTTCGTTTGTCGAGATAGCCGAAATGATAAAAAATGGCTATGTATTGATGACTACCGCCCGACAGGTAGATTATGTTGATGCCAGGGAGTATGTAGGTGAGAACGAAGGCAAGAAATCACATATCCCTATCTACGATGGTGATGTGATGCTCTGCTATATAAATAAGCCGGAATTTTGGAGTTCGGATTATGAGAACAGCGGTCTGTATCTCTGTCAGAATGGTGGTTATCATCGTCTAATCTATACTCCTGGCAAAGGTTACGTAAGACACGGCGAGCCTGATACCGATGAGGAATTTGAATTGGAAATTGAAGATGAAGCCTTCAGCAGTTACGTAATGACTATCAGCCAAAAGTGGTATAAGCTTGGTAACATTCATGCCAACATCGGGTTCTTGATTGAAAAGCCGAAAGATAAAGAAGAGTAGCGTATGGAAACCAAAAAGGTTCTTACCCTCACAGTCAGCAAGCAATGGTTCGACATGATTGTGGCTGGCGGAAAGACCGAGGAGTATCGGGAGATTAAGCCGTACTGGGTAAGGCGTATATTTGATATGTCAAGAGCATTGGTTGGAGCAGATACCATTTCTTTGGCTTTGCAACACAATGTCATCAGAGACAGAAAAGACATTTTTAAAGAGTGTGGCAAAGCACTGACCCACGTCCTATTTATCAACGGCTACCGCAAGGATAGCCCACGTCTCGAGAAGGAGATTGTGAGTATCACCATCGGCAAGCCAAAGAAAGGCTTATGCCCCGACAAGTGGCTTGATACCGAGTTTTTTGTTATTAAATTCGAGTAGCATATGAAAAGAAATATCTATTATAAGTCGGCATGCAATATGGAAGAGTTGGCAGATGAAAGCATCAATATTGTAGTAACATCGCCTCCATATCCGATGGTTGAAATGTGGGACGATATATTTGCAATGCAAAATAAAGCCATTGCGTGCAACCTTGCAGATAATCCATCCGTATCTTTCGATTTAATGCACGGAATACTCAACAATATATGGAGGGAGTGTTACAGGGTTCTTTCAGAAGGAGGTTTCCTTTGTATCAATATAGGAGATGCTACAAGAACTATCAATGGAAACTTCCAACTGTTCAATAACCATGCGAAAATATCGCTATATTGCAGATGTCTTGGTTTTACGGAACTTCCATGCGTCATTTGGCGAAAACAAACCAATGCCACAAATAAGTTCATGGGAAGTGGTATGTTTCCCTGTGGTGCTTATGTCACCCTCGAACACGAATATATACTAATATTCAGAAAGGGTAAAAGGCGAAAGTTTAAGACCGAGAAGGAAAAAAGAAATCGAAGACAAAGCGCATTCTTCTGGGAAGAGAGAAATACGTGGTTCTCTGACACCTGGAATGTGAAGGGTGTAAAGCAGAAGATGGCTGACGGAAAATCTCGAACAAGAAGCGCAGCCTTCCCTTACGAAATACCTTACCGTCTTATCAACATGTATTCGTGTAAGGGAGATACGGTGCTCGACCCATTCCTTGGTCTTGGAACGACAATGCAAGCCGCATTAAACTGTGGTAGAAACTTTGTTGGTTATGAGATAGACAAAACATTGGAAGAATACCATGGAAGTCTGTCTGCAGCGCAGATCGCATGTTCCCCAACTATAGCATCGTCTCGTATTTTGCAGCATAACCGATTTGTTGCAGATAGAGAAATTAACGGAAAGGTCTTAAAGTATTTTAATAAATATCTTGGCTGCAAAGTTATGACAAAGCAAGAGCAAGACATAAAATTATAAATCTTAAAAGTAAGTTCAAAATGATTGAGAGTAAAATCAATTAGTGTATGGAAAGACAAATAACAATTAGCATAGAAGAGTATAATAAGCTCATTGATATGCACACAAGAAGAGAGGAACTTCCCAAAAAGATAGAAGTAAAGAAGTTTACCTCAAAGTGGTGGAGATGGATCAAACATGCATCATATTCACTCTTTCATTATAACAAGAATGTGGAGCAACAAAAGCTCATCAAGTATTGCATCAATGAAATGTCAAGAGTAATACTCGCTAATCTGTATGGTTATTGGCGAGGCGATTTATCTGATTATCTCAAAAATAGAGACAATTTAGAGTTTTTTATGAGAAGTTACAAAGATAGTGCCTATCATAACATAATGGAATGGTTAGATAAAAAGAAGTAGTAGCATATACCCCGACTATTTATTAATACAGAATTTTTATCATTGAGTTTAAGTGATATGGTTGCAATTAAAGTATCTTCCGAGAACATCCAAGAATTATGGAAATGCCCGGACGTTTCAGAGTTAGTTAAAACTGTCAGTGGAGACTGCACAAAGCAGACGATGATAGTTAGGTTGAGAAATCGAGAGTTCTATGTTCCCGACGGATTCTATCTCGTAAAAGATGAGAATGGTCGTTGGAGCACACTCAGCCCATCGCTGTATGAGTTGATAAAAGATAAAGTTCATGGCGAGAAGTGAGGAGGAAATCCGAGAATACCATAGAAGGTATTATCAGGAGCATAAGGAGCATCTATTGGCAAGAATGGAAGTTTATCGTAAAGAGAATGCTGAAAGAATTGCCGCAAACAGAAGATATAACAGAAAGAGAAAGAAAGCCTTGGGCGGCTTAATGAACCCAAATATAAAATTATGAGCAGAGGAAAACATTTTAGTGCAGAAGAGATTGAGTTCATCAAGGTTAATGCTTTGGTGATGACAACAACAGAGATTGCGAAGAAGCTCAATCGTAATTATTGGGCCATCCATCGAAAGATGCAGGAACTCGGAATTAGTAAGAGCCACACGTTTACAGCAAATGAGGACTTTATTATCAGACAGATGTATGGCAAGTTTCCAGCAAAGGCTATTGCGACAAAGATCGGTGTAGACGAAAATGCGATTTACAATCGTTGCAAGAAACTTAAGCTAACGAAAGGAGGTACGAAATGATAGTTATTGTTACTGCAATGGATAAGGAATATAACCTTATCAGAGAATGGCTTGCAAAGGCGAATGTAAAAAATACAGCATTACTCAAAACAGGTGTAGGAAAGGTGAATGCCGCAAGCGGCTTAAGCGACTTTCTATCTTCTGTTACAAGTGACGTTGTTACGAGAGTTATCTCTGTAGGATGTGCCGGTGCTGCCGTTGCAGGTTTGAAACCTGGTAATGTCATAATTGGTAATTCATACTGTTACCATGATGTATATTGTGGTGAACCGAATGCTAACGGTCAAATTCAAGGTATGCCAGCTGTCTTCCCTTCAGATTTTGCGTGGATAGATATGGATGAACGGTTCAGATTGGGAACTATAGCAACCGGAGATAAGTTTGTTACTACAAGAGAGCAAGTGTTAGCGATTAAGGATTTTCTTCCTAATTCGTATAACGTATGCGCCATTGATATGGAGTCTGCCGCCCTTGCTCAAGTATGCTACAAGAAAGGGATTGGTTTTACCTCCATTCGAATTATTAGCGATAATCCTCTGGAACCGAGCCAAACCGAGCAGTATGCAGGATTTTGGGACAATTTAGCAGAAAAAGCGTTTAATGTTGTATGTAAGTTGTTAGAGAAATGATACCGAGTTTCAAAGTTGATCATACGAAACTAAAGCCAGGTCTTTATGTTTCAAGAGTAGACAAATTAGGGTTGGAAATGGTCACCACATTTGACGTCCGTGTATGTAAGCCAAACAGAGATATGATGTCTCCAGCGATTGCTCATACTATCGAGCACTTGATGGCTGATTATATGCGCAACAAGAGTTCACTGAAAGATTATGTCTTATATTTCGGGCCTATGGGATGCTTGACTGGTTTCTATCTCATTCTTAGAGGCGTTTGGACTTCTGCGATAATAAAGGATAGTATAGCAGTCGCCTTTAAAGAATGTTCTGTTTCAAAAGTAATTCCAGGAGCTTCAGAAAAAGAGTGTGGTAACTATAGATTAAACGATTTAAAAGGGGCCACATTATTATGTAAAAAGTTTGCTTCATATCTTTCGAGTGTCGGAGAAGACGAACTTGCTTATCCTATGTAATATTTATATGTAGCCATAAAGTATTTAATCATTAAGTATATTTTCTTATAATATATTTGGTGATTAAATACTTTTTATTTAATTTTGCGGCATTACTTACTATCGCTTCGTACTGGGATATTTTCTTGAATTTATTGTTCAATTAAATATTTAGTTAGAATGAAAAAAAGAACGAAGCAAGTTTTGGTTATTCTGAAACCCAAATCAAAGGCGTTGGGGTTCAGTAGAGAGGAGTTAGAGGGTATTGCTGCCGATGTTGCCAATAACTTAGAACTCGATGAAGAAGCCTCAGACGAGGATGTAAACGCAGAGATTGAAAAGCAGGTCAATGCGGTTCTTCCTTATCTTAAAATTGCGCAAAAGACAGCGCAGCGTACTATCCAGAGTTTCAAGGATAGTAAAAACTTGGAAGACGACGAGGTCGATGATCCTGACGATGACCCTGCCGGCAACAAGAAACCAATCCGCAAACAGAAGAAAGAAAAAGAGGAAGAGCAGGTTCCAGCATGGGCACAGGCACTCATTACTCAGAACAAAGCCTTGCAGACCGAAATTCTCGGTTTGAAGTCAGAGCGTGAGAGTGATGGCCGCCGTTCTAAGCTGAAGGCACTCCTTAAGGACAAAGGTACGTTCGGAAAGACCGTCTTGAAGAATTTCGACAAGATGAAGTTTGAGAACGAATCTGAGTTCGACGATTTCTATGATGGTGTTGTGGAGGACTTGGCAGCTATCGATCAAGAGCGTGCTAACGAAGGTCTCGGAAAACTTGGTGCTCCTGCGGCTCAGAGAAAGCCTAAGGAAGAAGAGGTTGAGGTTATCAAGGAAAATGAGATTGATGAGCTTGCCGAAACTATGTAATCTTTAAATCCTAAAAGTTATGTATGGTGTAAGCGAAACAAAAACGTTTGATTCAGGCAAAGAGTCTGTAATCATCAGAAATTATGTGAATGGCATCATGGGTGGTGTCATTCTTGACATGACAGGTTTCTCTGGAGAGTTCATCCAGTGCGGACACATTATCATTCGTGATACCAAGTCTGGCGAGTACAAGCCAATGCCGGTAACAGGTGGGGCTTATGCTTCATTGCCGGAAAATCACGAGTATGTAGGTGTCTGTATGACAACAGCTCCGGTAGATACCCCTCATGTAGGTGTTATGACGGCAGGTGAGGCTAATGATAAGGCTGTCCCTTATCCTGTCGATACAATCAAGGCAGCTTTGAAAACAGCCGTTCCTACTCTTCAGTGGGGACACGATGCAATCGGTTAAGGAGGTGATTTATGCAACAGAGTTCTTTATTTCTTAAGTATATCTTGAGTTTCTTCCCAATCCTGAAGACATTGATTGAGAAGATTAACGGTAAGCGCAAGAACGAAATGACGTATCTCCACAAGGATACATCCATTCTCCGCCGCGTTTATTCTACCGACAACAAATGGGAAGCCGACACAGTTGATACCTCTTACGTAGCTGCTGACTACGTGGCAGTGGATTCTCCGGTTCCTTTGAAGTCTCGTGACAAGATTTCAACCGCCAACGGCAAACTGCCAAAGGTTGGTATGAAGAAATTCTTGAAGGAGTCAGAAATCCTGAGTCTCCGACTTATGGAGTCACAGGGCGGTCAGACAGCAGAAATTCGCCGTAAGTTGGCTCAGGACCCGGTAGCTTGTAATGTCGGTGTTGACGAGCGTAATGAGTATGCTCTTCTGTACGGTCTTTCTAACGGCTACGTGGCTGTCCGTGACGATGATAATCCAAATGAGCTGCTTCGTATTCAGTATCGGTACTTGCCGAAAAATCAGCTCGGCATCAACAACGTTGATGATGGTATTACCGTTGCAGACTTGAAGAAATGTATCGAGCAAGCATCGAATGATGGCAACACCATCTTGATCTTCTGGATTGGAAAGGCTAAGTTTGACGAATTGAAGAAGGCACAGGACGCTCGCGAGCTTGTTGCCAACTATAAGGGTCAGACTTATGACTCCAACACAAAGCTGCCGGTTCCTACTTCCAGCGTATTCCAGGAGGCATTCTTGGACGAGACCGGTGTATCATTCCGCATCATCAACCGTACTGTCCGCTTGGAGCATGATGGCGTGAAGAAGAGTGTTAAGCCTTGGAACAACAATATGATTATCGGTGTCTGCTCACAGATGATTGGTGCCCTCGTTTACGGTCAGGTAGCAGAGGCAACAAACAGAGTTGCAGGTGTAACCTATCAGCAGATTGATTACAAGCTTATCTCTCAGTATTCAACAACTGATCCATTGCGCGAGACAACAGCGGTACAGGCATACTGCTTACCTGTTATCGAGGATGTTGACACAATCTATCAGATTAACACCAAGCTTGCAGACCCACCCGTTTCTGTTGATACCGAGAAGGAATCAACAGATACAGATGATACTAAGGTAACAATCTCTGATGTGACATACAAGAAGCCGGAGGCTATCACAACCCTCAATGCCCTTGGTGCCACGCTTTCAAGTGACGCAAGCGACAAAGAGGTAATTGACGCCTATAATGAACTTCCTCCAACAAAGAAGAAGGAGTTCAAGGAGAAGGCAGCTAAAGCTGAGTAACAATGAAGACAATCGGACAAGCATTGGTGGATGAAATTCACATACCAATTCCTTATGGATTCGTCGAAAACGCTTGTATCAAGCGCGAATTGGGTTTCGAGGACGAGTTTGATAGCGCTGTCGCTAAAAGCGATGCGTATAAGGGAGCGCTTGCCGATTGTCTGCTTTCTCTCATACAAGCCGTAAGTTTCTCTGAGTCGGATAAATCCATTGGTTCTCTCTCAGAAGATCAACGAAAGGCTATATTAGTTCAAGTCAATCGTTTATACAACTCTATCGGTGAGGAAGAAGTAACACTTACTCCAAAGCCGACAGTTTACATTAATTGCTGATGAGTCTATTGAGTTTTCATGCCTCAAAGCTATACCGGCAGCAGAAGGTAGCTGGCTATACAGATGAAGATGGAAATTATCACCAGGGTAAGACCGAGTGGAAGTTCTGCTGCACTTGTGATGTGGTTCCTGCTGGCGAGGCTAACAAAGTCGTTACAACAGATGGGTCTATAGATTATTACTCTTACGAAGTGTATAATTTACCAGTAGCGATAGAAAAGTTCTCTTATGGGGATTTTATCAAGCTTGATATTTTAGGGGCCGAGGAGGCGATTTTAAAGGTCAAGGGATTTCATCGCTATCAACTCCAGTGCAAGATATGGGCATAAGAATGACAACCAGCGCGTCTGCTCTAAATGCCTTCCTACAAAGAGCCGCAAGGAAGATACACGAGAATGTGCTTAAAGCATTGAGCAAACTCGGAGACGAATCTGTGGTTAGAATCCGTAACAGGTCTGCCAAGGAAAGCTGGATAGACCATACGGGAAACCTCAGAAGTTCCATTGGATTTGCTGTTTATGAGCAGGGAAGTAAATATATGGAATCAGCCTTTTCGCAGGTTCTCAGTGGCACAGACGGCTCTGCAAAGGGCAAGAAGATGATCAATGACCTTGCAAAGGAATATTCCAGAGTTTATGCTTTGGTTGTCGTTGCCGGAATGGAGTACGCAGGAGATGTGGAAGCCTTGGAAAGCAAGGACGTACTCGCTTCAACGAAGATATGGGCCACGTCCATAGTCGAGCAGCGTGTTAAGACAGCAATAGACTCAGCAGTTAATGAAATAAATAGATGGAAGATATGAAGTCAGACGGAGCAATTAAGACCGATGTTTACAGGTACATCAAAGCCAGCGGTTTCATGAACAATGTTAACGGCAAGCTGTCTAAAACGTTGAGACCACATAATTCTCGAGAAGAAGATGTTGTTATCTCCATCTTGGCCAATGAGGGAACGCAGCTTCAAACGGCAATTATAAATGTAAATATATATATACAAGACAATGATGTAGATGGGCAGTTTGAAGAGAACTGTATCAGAGTAGAAGAAATCTGCAAGTTGTCTTGGAATCTCTTGGAAACGTTCAGAACGAGCGAATACGCAGCTCATGCTATCGAGCAGAGGGTATATGCAACAAGCACGGGAGAACATGTAATAAATAATCAAATCGAATACAAACTCATAAATGATTAAATTATGTCAGTAACATCATGGGGCAAATGTACTATCTACGTTCAAAAAGTAGGTAGCAAAAAGAACGAGTGGACTAAGCTCCCAACTCCAAAAGATGGCACAACGCAGGTAACACCTACGAAAGGTGACACAATGACCCAGGTCGAGGAAGGTGGCGGAATTGTTGATCGCAAGACCAAGAAGTCAACATATGAGGCAGCATACCAGCTCTTCATCAAGAAGAACCAGTCGCAGCCGTTCAAGACCATCGATGGTATCGTAGAAGGTAACTATCGCTTGGCTATTCAGCCTGAAGATGCAGAACTTCCAGGCGTTTACATGGGTAATACCACAATCGGTGCAGAAGAGGCCTATACAACTGAGAGCGGTGCTCTTATCACGTACACTCACGCAGCTCTCATTCCTGAGGGTGACGTGGTGGCTAAGACTACCAACGCGAAGAGTGAGGACGTCTATTGCGCTTATCGTTGGCGTGTTATCACTGCTACACCTGGAACAGGTGGAAAGTATGCCTTGACTTTCAAGAAACCGCAGGACGGCGATACCGCTCCTACTGAAATCACGGAAACCTACGCAGAGACATAGGCATATTCTAATATCCCTTCCGCCGACTGAGGGTTATCAGCCGGCAAACCTACCCAAGTAGCTCAGGGGCAGAGCGAGACCAAATAGTCCGTCGCATAAAAATCCAGGGTCTTCAAAAGCTGGTTGAAAGTCGCAGGTTCGAGTCCTGCCTTGGGTGCCAACTATTTAAATTCGAGTGATATGGAAGAGTTAGGAATCATTATATCGAATACGCTCACAGATATGCCTATAGGCTTTGATACTGAGCATACTCACGTTAATATCTACCCTACTACACTGGGCATGATGTACCTAACGTCGCAGTTGGTAGATAGCTTGGAGATAGACAAAGAGTTACTTCAAGTCGATCCATTCTTGGAAGCATTGCGAGTTGCAAACACCAAAAGGGAGACATGCTGCAGATTGATTGCATATCACTCACTCAATACAAAGAACGAAATACTAGACTCCAGATGCGTAAGCAGGCAGACGGAGCTAATCTTCAAAGAATGCTCCAACGAGGATATAGCCACTCTCCTCATAATCATCCTTAAGGCTAACTCATACCAGACAATAGCCAAAGAGACAGGAATGGAAGAAGAAGCGAAGCGCATGGCAAAAGTCAATGCAGCAAAGAAGTCAGAGAATAGCTTTATCTTCGGAGGCAAGACAATATGGGGAACACTCATAGATGCCGCTTGCGAAAGATACGGATGGACTTTCGATTACGTGGTATGGGGAATATCGTATAACAACCTGACACTCATGCTGAAAGATAAGGTTACATCCATATATCTGTCTGATGAGGAGAGGAAGAAAGCCCATATACCGGCAGCAGGGGAAGAAGTCATCGATGGCAACAACAGGGAGGCTGTCATGAAGGCAGTGAAAGAGTCAGAGGCAGAGATTTAACCGAACCCTACGCACGCACGCGAGGAGTTCCGTTTTAGAACATTCAAATTTGGTGTTTCATCGGGATTTCTTTATAACAAAGTATAAATTCAAGGAAAAATAGAACATTATGCCAAGCATAAAATTCGATACAATAGTCGAGACCTCTAAGGTAGTTTCTGGTTTTCGAGACATTCAGAACGCAGTTCATCAGACTGCCGAGAGGGTTGAGAAGGACGGAAAGTCCATTAACGACATAATCTCGAAAATACAAAACAGCATGAATATTGCCATTGGCGGCTGGAGCATTGGAAAGTTCGTCAATCAGATGATGCAGGTCCGCGGTCAGTTCCAGCAGACAGAAATGGCTTTCAAGACAATGTTGCAGTCTGAGGAGAAAGCTGATGCGCTTATGAAGCAGCTGATCCGCACAGCAGCCATTACTCCATTCGGTGTCGAGGATGTCACAGAGGGAGCCAAGCAGTTGCTTGCTTTCAACGTTGCAGCCGAGGATGTCAACAAGACCCTTATCGGTTTGGGAGACGTGGCAGCAGGTATGGGTCTGAACCTTAAAGACCTCGTGATGCTTTATGGTACCACTATTGCTAAGGGCAAGATGGACACTATGGACTTGTATCAGTTCCTCAACCGAGGTATTCCTATCGCAGACGAGATAGCTAAGGTTATGGGTCTTGACGTTACCAATGCCATCAAGGAGGTACAGAAGCAAATCAAGGCTGGTAAGGTTACCAGCGACGTTTTCATTCAGGCAATGCAGAATATGTCTGCAGAGGGTAGTAAGTTCGGTGGATTGATGGAAGCTCAGTCTAAGACCATTACCGGCCAGATAAGCAACATCAAGGACGCTATCGAGCAGATGTTTAACGAACTTGGTAAGTCTCAGGAGGGTGTCATCAATACCGGATTGGGAGTTGTTTCTACACTTGTCGAGAACTGGAAGACTGTAGGAAAGGCGGTAATGGTCGCAGCAACAGCCTATGGAAGTTACAAGGCGGTATTGATGACAGTAAATGCCATGCAAGTTCTTAACACGAAAGTTCTGAGATTGGCAGTCGTCGAGAAGAGAGCATCTGCAGCGGCAGGCATCGCAATGTCTAATGCAGATGCCATTGCGGCGGCTAAGACAAAGCTTCTCACTGTTGCACAGAAAGGATTGACCGTTGCGTTGAAAGAGACTGCAAAGGCTACTTTGCTGAACCCTTATGTTCTCCTTGCAGCAGCCATTACGAGCGTTGTTGTAGCCACTTACTCGTATGTAAACCGCATATCGTCAGCAGAAGCTGCGGAGAATGCCTTGGCGAAGTCATTGAATGATACAAACTCTAAACTTGACGAGCGCAATCAGAAGCTACAAGACTTGATTAGAATCATCCAAAGCACAGACTCTACAGACCTGCAGAAGCAGCTCGCCTTTGATGAGCTGTCCAAGATAGCCCCTTCTATCACAGAAACCTATGACAGCGTGGAGAAACTTGCCAAGGCAGACCTCTCTCAGATAAACCAGCAACTCAACGAGCTTTCTGATGAGAAGCGAGAGGAGTCTTTGAAAAGTCAAGTCGAGGAGCTAAAGAAGCTATACAAGGCAATAAAGGACTACAATGATAGTCCTTATGGTATTGTGAAAACTGGACGTTTCCAAGATGCAGTGTCAACGCTTAGGGAGAAGTTCGGTCTCGATCTAAGCTGGACTTCGGACTTGAATGAATGGCAGGACGCTGTCAGTGAGCTTATGGCAGGTTTGCAGACCCAACTCTTTGAGATTGACGAAGCCAAGAAGAAGATTGCCGAGCCAACAAAGATAGACGTTGAGTTAGCCAAGGATAAATACGAGCAGAGTAAGGAGCAGCTTGATTACCTTTCCAAGTTCGCCTTGGCAATGAAGAATGACATCGAGCGCAACCCTACTGAGATTCCTTTTGATGGAGGTGAGGCGGACCGAGTTATTGCTGAGTTGGAAAAGAAAGCCAACGACCTCAAACTGGAGCAGATAAAGAATCCTATCCAATTCACTGCAGACAAGCAGAAGGCTTTGGGTAAGTACCAAGAACTCCTTGCAGACATCAAAAGATGGAAGAACACTGCTTGGAGCCAAGGAACGTTTACTATTCCTGTAGAGATCCAGTTCAAAATGAAGCAACTGCAGGAGGAGACGAATAAAGCGAAAGGGCGTTTTAACTATTTAACTGGCAAATACGAGGAATCCAACAAGGATGTATCTTATGCAGCAGCTAAAAAGCAAGCTAAGATTGCCTATCAAGCAGCCGTGAAGGCAGAAAAGGAGGCGCGGAAAGGCTCTAATAAGAAATGGGAGGAATCCAAGGAAGACCTCGACAACAAAAAGAAAGAATACGAAAAGTATTGGGGTAGCATCTCCAGCTTTAACAGTAAGTCCAACAAAGCTGCAGCCGCTGATGCCAAGAAGCAGGCAGAAGACCGCAAGAAGGCCCAGGAGGAACTGAACGAGGACTTGAAGCAGCTGCAGCAGGAAAACATCGACAATGATATATCTCAGATGCAAGAAGGCACGGAGAAGAAGCTTGCTGAAATCAAGAACGACTATGCCAAGCGCAAAGCCGAGATTGACAAGCAGGAAGCCGAGTTCAAGAAGAAAAACAAGGAAGCTGGCAAGAAAGTAACCCTTACATCTGCTCAGTCCAATGCCCTCAATAAGGCTAGAGACCTCGCTACCCAAGAGTACAACAAGAAGCTTGATGAGGTCAACAGGGAAGCCCTCACCTCTATGCGCGACTACTTAAAGGAGTATGGTTCACTCTATCAGCAGAAGCAAGCCATTGCCGAGGAGTATGAAGAGAAGATTGCCAAGGCTCAGACGGAAGGCGAGAAGAAGACTCTCCAACAGGAGAAGAAAAAAGCTCTCGCCAACTTCGACTACGAAAGCATCTCTATGGGCATTGACTGGAAGGGTCTGATGAGCGGCGTAGGCAATATGAGCAAGGAAATGCTCAAACCAATGCTTGAAAAGCTAGATGCTTATACCAACACAGACAAGTTTCAGCAAGCCGATACTCAGACACAGCAGAAGGTTGTTGACCTCATGCAGGAGATTCGCACTTACCTCGGAACTGATCAGAATGCAACGTGGCAGAACCTTGCAGCATCCATCAGCAGTTTCAATCAGTCTGTTGCTGAGTATCAAAAGGCTGTTGAGGAAGAGAAGAGACAGAGTGAAAACTTCAAGTCTGCAAAGGCTCTCCATGACAAGGGCAGTATATCCGACAAGGAACTTCAGCAGGCAAAGAAAGCTACTGATGATGCAAGTCAAGCGGTAGTTGATGCCAAAAACAAAATGAACACCTTCGGTATCAAGCTAAACTCAGCTACGGAAGCCGTTACGAACTATACTTCGGGGCTTACTGCTGCACTCAACAAGCTCGGAACGTGGAAAGGCAACGAAGGGTTCTCTGAGGTACAATCATCAATAGGCAACATAGATGCTTTGAAGGGTGTTCTTGATGAATCCCTCTCCACTATGGGTAATGGTGTAGCTAAGACGATGGGCGCAACCATATCGAAAGGTTTAGGAAGTGCTCTCGACACTATCGGAGGTGGAATAACCAATATGATGGGTAGTGCTCTCGGCTCAATCGTAGGAGTGGTGGCGCAGATACCGAAACTCATCCTCAATCTCGCAAGTTCCATCAAGAGCTTCGTGACCGGTATTCTTGATTCGTTTACTCAGCTACTTCAATTCGAATGGCTATCAGATTTGGTTGACAGCATTCTTGCTTCCGTGGGAAATCTCATTGATGCTATCTTCGACTTGCCCGAAAATCTCTTCAAGGCTATCGAAAGCATCGTTGTCAATGGTGTTGGCGGTCTCTTAGATAACGTGTTAGGTCGTGTTGGAAACATTCTCTCTCTCGGAGCACTATCATCGAAAGGTCCATCAGATTGGTTCACTAACTCGAATGCAGAAAAGGTTCAGAAGACTATTGACAGACTGACGGATAGTAATGAGAGATTACAGAAGTCCATCGACAAGCTGAAAGACACCATGACAGGTACGTATGGTAAGGAGTCCACCAATGCTTACAAGGAAGCAAAGCGGCAGCAGGAGACTTACAATCACAACGTCATGGAGATTGCGAAGCAACAGATGAGTTATCATAGTTCGCACCACTCATGGAGTAGTTATTGGAGTGGCTTCAACGATGAGCAGATGAAGTTGATAAGGGAAAAAGTAAAGAGCGACTTTAATGGAGATTTAACCTCCCTTACTCCAGAAGAGATGAAGAAACTGCTTTCCTATCAAGAGTTGGTTAATAAAATTAGGGATACGGGTGCTCATTATAAGGGACGTTCTGCTTACGGAGAGGCGGTTCTTGACAAACTTGAAGACTATGCGGACCTTGCAGGTAATCTTGATGAGCTGACTGAGCAATGGCGCGAATCTATCACTAAGATTTCTTTTGACGGAATGAGGGATAACTTCATCAGCAACCTCATGGATATGAAGAAAGACTACAAAGACTTCGCGGACGATTTTGCCGAAGAGGTTCAGAAATCTCTCCTTTCCTACGATATGGAAGACCTCATTAATGGTAAATTAAAGAAGCTATATGAGGATTGGGCCCAGGCTGTAGATGATGCGAATGGAGACCCTTCTAAATTCGATATAGAGGAGTTTCAAAAGCGCTATGATGATATAGTCCAGGAAGGCTTGAAGAGACGTGATGATTGGGCGAAGGTAACTGGCTACACTGGTTCCTCATCCTCATCACAGACCGCAACAAGCGGAGGATGGGCATCTATGGGACAAGATACCGCCGATGAGCTGAATGGTCGCTTCACCGCCCTGCAGATTGCAGGAGAGTCTATTGCTCAGAACATGACTACCACAATTTCACAGATGGAGAGCATCGTTACACTCGGAATCTCAACCAATGGCGCAGTATTGGAGATAAGAAACATGATGATCATGACAAACAGCTACCTCGAAGACATCGTGAAGTATTCAAAGCTCACCTATAATGACTTCGGAGCAAAGCTGGATGACATGAACAGAAGATTAAAGGATATTTGACCTCTATAGGATTTTCGCTTGTCAGCCCTTATAACTATACCTAACAATAGCAAAAGCGGCTCACAGCGAAGCCTATGAGGCTATTTAATGATTAAATAGTTATGCTTAACGGACAACTTTATATCAATGGTAAGGATGCCTACCTTACATGGGGCATAATCTTAGATGAAACCGCCCTCAGCACGCTAATGACTCCTGCACCAAACAAGGAGTTTATCAGTAACAAGTATCGCTCAAAGGACGGCAAGTCGGTTATCAAGCACAATCCAAGACTGGATGAGAGGGAGATAACGCTTCCGTTCAACATGACCGCCAAAGACTCAGATACGTTCATGACGAACTATGCTAGGTTCTGCGAGGAGGTTCTTGCCAAGGGAGAGTTGGTTATCCGCACCCGATTTCAGCCAAATGTGTGGTATCGGTGCATCTATCTCTCCTGCACACAGTTCAGTCAGTTCATTCGGGAAATGGCAAAGTTCAGTCTAAAGCTCAACGAGCCAGACCCTAGTGACAGAGGTGAAACAAGTAAATATACAAGCTAATGATTCAGATTAAGAGAAATAACAAGGTATTCTTCACATTAGAGGACTTCGGCGAGGGTTCTAAGCTGTCATATCAGCTTATGGACCACCACTACATCATCTTGAAGTTCACTACGGCTACTCCTATCTATTTCGAGATTGGGGACTCCGTGGAGATTCCCGACTTCGGCTACTTTGAACTTACATCATCATACTTCCCTAAGCACAATGATAGCGATGGCTACGACTACGAAATGCAGATGGATGCCTACTATATGTCTTGGAAGAATAAGATTTGCAAGTATCGCCCTCAGCACGGAGCCAACGAGACCTCCTTCAAGCTCACCACAACGGTAGGCGTACATATGAACGTTATACTCGGCAACCTAAAGGCGTTAGGTCTTACGTACAATGGCAAGGATTTCTCTGTTGACTACACTACATACAACAACAAGGCTTTCGATGTTCAGAAGAGATTCTTGATTGAGTACGGCTCTATCAGTATTCTTGATGCTCTCAACTCCATCTGTTCCGAAGATGCGCTCAACTGCGAGTGGTGGATAGATGGCTCTATTATATACCTTGGATATTGCGAAATGGAAGGTCAGACAACATTCGAACAGGATGTTAATGTTCTGTCTATGTCCTATTCGGAATCTAAGTCAACTTATATTACGAGACTGTACGCATTCGGCTCAGATAGGAATATCCCGAAAGGATATTTCACTGGTGCCGATGCGGACGTCACCACCGATGGTGTAGCTACCGATTACCTCATGCTCCCTAACAAGGAAGTAGATAGTGACGGTTTCTACGCCAAGGATGGCTACATAGAGAACGTGAATGTCGTGAAGAATGATAAGCAGGCTATCGAAGGTGTCGTGATGTTTGAGGACGAATATCCAAAGGTGGAAAGTGCTGTCAGCAGTATCAAGACCTATGATAGCACCGTTGATAACGAAGACGGGACGAAGACTACACAGACGTTTTGGCAGGTCACTTCTACAGACTCTTTCACTAACAGCTTCAAGGAGAGTTGGATAAAGAGTAACCTCACTTTAGGCATCAAGTTCACTAGCGGTGCTCTCATGGGCATGGTGTTCGATGTTAGCTTCAAAGTCATTGACAAGGTTAACTACTTTGAGATTGTTGCTAATGACACTTACGGAAGAACTCTCCCCGATGGTGTCATGTGTCCGAAGGTTGGTGATAAGTACTTTCTGTTCAACTGGGATGCAACCAAGATTACAGATACGGACCTAATTCCTGCAGCTCAGTTGTCTCTGTTCGATAGAGCGAAGCAGTACTATCTGAAGACTATGATCAGCAACGCAAACTTCACATGCACGATGGATGGCGATAAGTTCTATAATAATGGGACATACGATTATCATCCTCTCGGTGAACAAGTAAAGCTGATTAATGATATGTTTGCGCAGGTTGATGCTAAAGGTAAGCACTACCGAAACTCTCGTATCATCGGCATGGAGATACCTTTGGATATACCTTATGACCATCCTCAATACATAGTTGGTGAAAAAGCAGCAACAAGTCGATTGGGTAAGCTGGAAGACAAGGTTGACTCTATCACGGTAAACGGCATTCAGATAAGTGGCGGCAATGGTGGTGGTGGCGTCTATGTAATAGGCATGAATGACTCTACACCTCCTACAGACAGTAATGTTCTATCAGCAAGAAAGACTATCCATAGTTTCTTGTCAAAGCTACACAACGACACTGCGCAGGGATTAATCACATTTGCGAAAGGTCTTATTGCCAAAGGTCTTGCTGATTTGATGATGGGAGCGAAGTTTGGCAACAATGCTATGATTACGGAGTTGGGCGATGCGGTGTTTAATACTATCAAGTCTTTCGATTACGACAATGCGGCTGAACAAGGCTTTTCTGTTGAGAAGGAGAAGAACGGCAAGTATCATGCCTTTATCACCAATCTTACCATTTGGGGAAAGGCGATATTCCACGAATTAGATGTACGCAAGCTGTCGTATGCAGGCGGTAATGTGTATCTTTCGGGCGCAGGAAGCAAGATAGTGAAGGTCGTGCCTGTAACATGGGAAAGCGAGAGCAGTGAATGGATAGAGACCTCTGTAGATAAATGCAAAGGCTGGCTCTGTTATCTCTTGGCGGATGACGGAACTACGGCTACACAAAACCTGTGGAGAGAGGGCGACCAAGTGAGGTGCAAGACCATCGGAACGCTGGCTACTGGAACCACGAACGCAAGCAACAAGAGCTACTGGCGAACAATCCCTGAGCACGGCGTATCGAGTGTGAACGAGAAGATATATGACGGATATGGCAACGAGCTGTATGGAGGACAGATGTTCTCATGGATAGTAATCGGCAAGCACTCAATAGCGCTTGATGGCGTAAAAGAAAGTAGTGCTTCGTCAGAGATTGCCGGTATTCCAGAGGCAGGTGATACCATCGTGCTTGACGGTTCAAGGAAAGACAAGACAAGGCAGGGTGTACTGATACTTGAGAGTACAGGAGATAACACACCGAGAATTGTGGGATTCAAGGGTGTGGACATATACAACCACGAGAACAGGGAGGTCTTCGTGCTCTCGCCTGATAGGATAAGGCTTAATAGCGGTATCTTTGAGTGGGTATCTTCGACTGGTGATGCCATGCACATGGTGAACTACAGAGGCGAGTGGAAAGAAGGAAGCTATGCATACTACGACCAAGTGAACCATAACAACGCCCTGTGGACTTGTATCAATGAGAACGGAACAAGACAAGAGCCGTCTGACGCAAGCAGTGATTGGCAGAAGGTGTTGTCGGGAGAGAAAGGCGACAAAGGTGAAAAGGGAGATAGAGGTGACGAAGGACCACAAGGACCTAAAGGAGAAACAGGTGCGCAGGGCGAAACGGGCGCACAGGGACCGCAGGGCGATAAAGGAGAAGATGGAGCAAATGGAACAGACGGAGAGGATGCTATCTCTATCCTTGTAGAAGATGCTCCGCTCGTTTTTGACACAGATGATAGTGGAATTGTACCTGTTAGCATATCAAAGACTGCGAAGGTAAAGGTAATGAAGGGTAACCTGAATATCTCGAATAAATGCAGCAATATTAACTCAATGGATGATTTGTGTGTAAATTGCAAATGTGGTGCAATACAGAAGGATGGATATATCGAAGTATCTGTATCAGGCAGTAATATTGCAAAGAACGATGTAATTGTTGACGGGGTAAATCAAGGACAGGTTTCTGCAACATCAGGCTATGCGGTCGCACAATTTGTTTACGCTGGTGTTGTCTATTTTGCGCAGGTTCCATTCTCGGCGAACGTGTCTAAATATATGGGTAGTGTTAAGGCTACGGCAAAGCAGTATCAGTCGCAATTTGAAGCATTGGAGAACGACCTCAAAGGAAACAATCCTACCGTTCTCAACGCCTACACATCTACTATCAAGCAGACAGCAAAGGAGATTACTCTCAGTGTGACTCAGAGCCAGCAAGGACGGCATAACCTACTGCGAGAAACGTCATTGACAAGGAAGGGTGATATAAATTATTCGGACGGCCTCTTCCAGCCTACGATAACACAGGGCGTGAACGGCCATAATGCCATCCGCTTCTCGGTGACTGGTAACGGAAAGCCTCAGTATAATGGACTTTTCTGGGGACAGCACGTCAACGGCATCGCTGTGAAGAAGAACACCGACTACACTTTCTCGGCATGGATAAAGTGCGACACGAAGGACTTACAGTTTCATTCAGAAGTTTTCAAGATGGCTGCGCTGAATGGCAATAGAGGGGACAGAATTACTGCCACCTCGGGTAAAATGGATTGGCTGACGAAGGAGAACGAGGTGAATCGGTGGAGGCAGGTAAACTACACCTTCAATACGGGCAACGCAGAGTTTATCGAGGTGAATATCTTTGTCTACAATGGCATAACCGTGGACGGAACATTTGGTTATACTGCCTCTGGTAACGGATGGATATGTATGCCAATGCTTGAAGAAGGAAGCGAGTACACAGGCTGGACTCCTGCGGAAACGGACTACGACTATGTGGGAGGAAACCTTTTGGAGGACACGATGGCACTGACCAGATCGTCTGACAACAGCAATCTTCAGTTTGCCAGCGGACTGATTTTGTTTGGTAAATACGAAGGCTGCTACGGTATATTGTACAACAAAAATAACTCGGCAGAGTCTCAGTTCACAGAAGCCTTGCAATATAAATTTCCAACAACGGCTACCCTTTCTGGGCAGGCGAGAATAGTAAAGAATCAGGACTATGTGTTCTCCTTCGTTGCCAAGGGCAGCGGAAACATCAATGTCTATCTCTATGGAGACAGCGTACATGCAAATGTATATACAGAAACCTGCGAAGGAAACGAATATACGGACGGCTGGGCTGACGGATACGCACAGCTCGCACTCACCTCGACATATAAGCGGTACTGGGTGCATTGGCGAATAGAGAACTATACTGGCGAGGGAGCAGAGGTAATCCCAGACAAGGTGCTGATACGTGTTCCAGGCGATACTGAGGCTTGGGTGACAAAGCCGAAACTGGAGGAAGGCGCACAACTTACTGATTATACAGAACGGAAGACCGACCTCATCGACAGAGCCACAGCAAAGGCGGCAGGACTTGAGATTACGTCGAGAGGAGTAACTCTGTATGGCGAGAAAATCAAGGTGGAGAACACGTTATCTACTGGTCAGACTACGACAGCCGCTCTCTTTAAAGACGGAGCCATCAATGCGGCTCTGATACTTGCGCAGATGCTTACATCGCAAGGACACAACGGACAGATGGTAAGGATAGCCGATGGCCTTATCAATATCTACGGTAAGGCAGGAACTGCAAACATCCGCTTCGGTCTGAACAGTTCGGGACAGGCCGTGCTGTCGTACTACGACGACAACGGAAACTTTCTCTACGACCTCGGTCCTGCTGGTATTGCCTCACTCAGCAAGACCGACGCAAAGATAACTTCTGAGCAATATATCAAAGCAGAGGATGCAGGACTGACGACTCCGCTCGGAGAGAATGTAGATCTTCCGTGGGTTGACACAACGAAGTCGTGGTACACGGCAACGAAGGACAACAACTACATTCTTTTCGTTAAGGGTGCGACGGGTAAAAAGACAACCCTGTATCGTTACTCAGCACCAAGAGTGAACGGAAAGATAGTAGCCGACTCGGCCAACGGATTGAGTACCTACGACCTTGCGAGTGCAGCCGACGGAAGGACGTTTACGAGCCGCACAATGGTGAAGAATGGTGCGCTGACAAATCTTGCGGATGGCGTGTTCCTCACTGGGGATGTCACTGTCTACGACAACACAAAGCTGGTGCCTTCCATCAAGAAGGGACAGAGCGTGACAAGGCCATCCTTCTATGTACAGATAGCTTCATTTAACGCAAAGTTCACGACACTCGGATGGTTCGGAAGAATCTATTCAATACAGACAGAAATCACTTTCGGTAATCTTGACGTAGGAATAATGAGCAATAATTACTAAACGAATATGATAACATATAAGGAATTGTATGCTACACCTTTGGAAACGAAGGTTGCGACATGGAAAAATAATGAGGTGCGCCTTGCTGTGAACGAACGCAAGACAGAAGACGGTGAGTATCTGTATGACTGCGTGTTGCTCGATATGAATACCGATGCGGAGCCTACTGAAGAACAGCTAACAGAGGCTCTGAGAAACAAGTGCATCGAGCAGATAACGGAGTACGATAAGAGCGCAGAGGTGAATACGTTTTATCTCAACGACGAGGCTCACTGGCTCGATTTCGAGACAAGAGATAGGGTATATCAGGGCAATGAGCGACTTATGCGAATGGGGAGAACGGAAACGACCCTGTGGCTCGACGGCGAGTGTTATACCCTGCCTATTGACACAGCTCAAGACCTCATCAGTAAGATAGAAGTCTACGCCAAAGACTGCTACAATGTTACGCAGACCCATCTTGACAAGGTTGTGGAGCTACAGACGATAGACGCATTGATAGCCTATGATATTACGGCAGGTTATCCAGAAAAAGTACGATTAACAATTTAATTTTATAGCTATATGAAGAAAATCGTTAAAGGTAACGACTTCACACTGAAGATACCAGTGATGAAGATGGTGGAGGGGCAAGCGAAGGCTTTCCCCTTGCCAGCCTGTACCGATGTAGTGGTGCAGGTATGCAATCAATTCAAGCGCATCCCTCTTGCGTTTGAGATTGATGTCAAGGAGGACAATGTTCTCCTTGCGAGAGTAGAGGGCGACAAGATGAGCCTCGGCACGTATGCCATCGAGGTGAAGGGTAAGATATTCGGCAACGACTGGCGAAGCAACGAATACCCTCAGTTTGCTATCGTGTCAAACAACGCCGATGCCGACACCGAGTTTGGTGAGACCGATGAGGGTGACAACAGCGTAGAGATGGATACTGCTATGGTAATCCTCCCTCCATCCGTGGAATTGTCAGACCTTATTGATAAGGCTAACGAGGCTCTCAAAAACAACAAAGAAACAAACGATACCATCAATGCTAACGAGGAAGCGAGAAAGGAAGCTGAGACTCTGAGGGGGACTGCTGAACAAGGACGGGCGTCTGCTGAGGAAGCAAGGGTGTCTGCTGAAGGTAGTAGAACAAAAGCCGAAGAAGGACGTGTGTCAGCAGAAGCTGAGCGTGTGAAGGCAGAACAGGCTCGCACAGAAATCGAGATTACAAGACAGACAAGCGAGCTTACACGCAAGGATGACGAAACCAAACGTGTCGCTGCTGAGTCTGAACGAGCAAAGGCAGAAAAAGCTCGTGTCGATGCAGAAAGCATCCGTGCAAATGCGGAGTCCGAGCGAGTGGATGCAGAAGCACAGAGAGTGAGTGCTGAGGGCGACAGAGCGAATGCTGAGAATAGCCGTGTTTCTGCTGAGAACAGTCGTGTAGAAGCTGAAAAGAAACGTCAGTCTGATACCGATACCGCTATCAAGCGCCTCGATGATCATCGCACAGAGTTTGATAATGCGGAAGAAGCTCGTGTAAATGCTGAAAGTGGTCGTGTCGAAGCAGAGAAAAAAAGACAGTCTGATTTTTCCACCGTTAAAACAAAATGCGAGCAAGCTGCAAAGGCTGCGAATGATGCTGCAACTGCTGCTGTGGGTGCTGAAAAGGTCAACGCAGAACTGGAGGGAAATGTATTGAAAGTAACGAACCGCAACGGAGAGGTAAAGAGCCTTGACTTTGAGCAATGGGATTTGGAAGAAAAGGTCAACATCACAATATCAACATCTGTCGAAGGTGTGAGCATAAAAGGTGTTGTGGTAAACGTATTCCTCAACGGAGCCACCACCTCAACAAAATATACATCTGACGCAGAAGGTAAGATTTCTTTTACAGTCCCAAGAGGAACAATATACAAGGTGTCGTTTCAAGAATTAAAGAATTGTGATCCTCTTCCTTCTTTGACTTACACCGCTGCATTAAGGGTGCGTGATATTAACGTAGAATACAAGGCTCTTAGCGGAGAAACTGCATCCGTTGTAGTGACTATTGATAAAGCAGAAAACGGAGCAGTCACGCCTATGCAAGGAGTTTCTGTTACGTGTGAGGTAACAAATGGTAACACCACAACGACAGAGACTGACGAAAACGGCAAGGTAACATTCAGTATTCCGTGGGGTAAAACCTATAAGATTACGTCAGGAAAAGCTGAAGGCTATTATGCGTTCAGAGGTGTCTACGAAAAGAATAATGTGGCTGATGTGGCAGAACATAACCTGTACTATCATTTCTTCCCTACTACGTCAGGTGTATTTATCTTAGACGCAGCAGGAGCGCAATACACATTGGACGAATGGCAGGAGTCTGGGAAAACGGCCGATGATGCAGTTCTGGTAAAGATTACAACCCAGAACCTTGCAGAACATAACAGCAGTGTCGGTTTTAGTCCGTCTGCCCTGCAAGCTGGCTATCAGAGAATGTCATGGTGTTCTCAGGATATTAAGTTCAACCATATTCCATTAAACGGAAATAACACAAAAGACGCATTGTATTATGACGGATATGAGTCGTCTAAACTGATACGTGAGGAAGCCAAGGAAAGAGGCTTGACGGTTCCTGCATTCTCGTATGCATACGACTGCACGGTTGAGATGGCAGGTGAAACGCTGCATGGATATGTTGTATCATTAGGACAGATAGCTGAGATGAATATCAACAATACTGTCGTAGATAATGTGATAAAGGCTCTGTATGGAGATGCGGCGAAATTATTCAGCCCTTTATTCTCATATAAAATGTGGACATCTACGCAAGCCTCTATCTCGAATGCTTATGTATTATTTAATATGATAACCAATGATATAAAAAGTTACGGAAGTCCGATTGTGCTGCCTGTTTTCGCTTGTTAATCTCTTAATAAATAAAAATAACAATTATGCAAAAAATAAATTTTATAAAGACTTCTATTCCAGAAGGTCAATACAAACAAAAATATAACTTAGGCAATATTATTGTCTATCATATAGGTACGACGTTCAATAGTGAGCAGAATACCTATGAGTGTTACGAATGTACTGTTCCTACATCAACATTTGACGAAGATGAAGTAAAGACTGAATTCGATAAGTTTTCGGCCAAAATGAATGCTCTAAAGTTGGAGCAAGCTAAGGTTGAGAAGATAGCAGAGATAACAGCCTACGACACATCGGACAAGGTGAACGGATTTATGCTGAACGGTCTACTTGTTTGGCTTGACAAGGCGACACGTGTGGGATTGATGAACTCCACCACTATCGCCAAGGCGGCAGGACAGCAAACGACAACTCTGTGGCTTGGAGGACTGAAACTTGTGGTGGACTGCGACAAGGCCATTCAGCTGTTGTCGGCATTAGAGATGTATGCCCTGGAGTGCTTTAACGTTACGGCAAGTCACAAGGCAGCAGTGAGCAAACTGAAGAGCATCGAGGAGGTGGAAGCCTACGACTATAAGACTGACTATCCGAAGATGTTGGAGATGAGTGTGTAAGACCATATTGCTGATGTCAGCAAAATGGTATTGGTGTTTAACTAATTAAAACGAAAAGATTATGTATATACTGAGTGTTATTTCTTTCCTCTTACTTGGAGGATTTCTGCTCCTCGCTGCAATGAGGTTTGGCATCCCTGCGATGGTGAGCGATATATATTATCAGCTACAGAACTGCACGGGCAGCGAGGTAATCGGCGATAAGCGCAAGCGAAACTATGGCTGGGTATTCACGGCCGTTATGGTGACGTGTGCAGTACTGATGATGGTGTGTATGCTCGACTCGGGTAGGGGCATCCAGTGCCTTGCCTTTATAGGCTGTGGAGGACTGATGTTTGTAGGTGCAGCACCCAACTATCTCGATGCTGATGCCTACCCTATTCATAAGGTAGGCGCACTTGTGGCTGCGGCAGGGTGTGTGGGCTGGTGTCTGTCGGTATGCTGGGTGCCAACGGCTGTAATAGCTCTTATCTATCTGCTACTCGTAAGCTGTTCGGACGATGATGAAGGATATAAGCCTGTGTGGTATATGGCAGAGGTGGCAGGATTCTTGGATGTGTTTTTGACCTACTGGATAACAGATTGATAGCAAAACGCCGTTGTTGATAACAATAAGATGGTTTAGTAAAGTTTAACACTAACAATTTGGCATTATTCTTGCGTTATTGCCACAAAAGTGTAACTTTGCAACCATCTTATTTTGAATCTTAAAACCGAAAATTATGACTAAAGAAGACGAGAGCAACCTTTTGTGTTGGTTGCAAGACAAAGACGTCAGTGAGGTGATGAACTTGCTGATGAAACATGGAAATCGGTATAGCAGAAGGATTCTGAAATTTTTTTGCTGGTTCTGTAAGTACGTTCCAATAATCATTATGTGCTTACACGCTTATGGAATGTGGGATTTTAGCCAGCATCCAAGGGAAATGTTCATAACAAACAATGAGAATTTTCCATGCTATTTATTCATCTATTTTATGGTTTATATTTTACCTATGGTTTTGATATTAGCAAGCCGATTCTTCTTTTTGTGTTGGAGATATAGAATACCATTTTTCTACTTCTTCGGTATCAACGCTGCCCATATTGTAGAGTGGAGTTGGTACACAACTCAAGATATGATTGATTCGTGCTTCACAGTCATGATAGTAACGGCAATGTTTTATATATACGGATTTTTTGATATGTTCATTAGTCGAACCAAATTAGGACGTAAAATCTGCGCATAAAGGCGATTTTTGAGAATTTTTCGTAAAAACAAAGGTAATATGGGAAAGATACTAAATTATAAGTTGCTCGGCACGGCTTTGAAGTCGCTGAGCGATGCTTGCTTTAAAGCTGACGAGCAGCAGCGAAATGGTGAGAAGGTCACCGCTTGCGGAATGAGTGATGAAGACCTGGATAGACTGTGTGATATTATTCCAGATATGCTTAACCCGATGATGAGCACCGAGGAAGTCAAGGAGAAACTGCACGTTTCCGATGCTACACTCAATCGTATGGTTGCAAGGGGCGATATTCCCAATGGCGAGTGCAAGAAGCGAGGACATACGAGATATTTTAAGAAGTGGGATATTCTTCACTATATTAAGAGTAAGAGAGGTAAGTGATTGCCTCTCTTTTTTGTTTTCAATCCTTTCCAATCTTGCAAACACTGGAAAGGGTTTTAATTCCCCCGATTTCGTGGGTTTTAAAAATACAATATTTCGATAAAATTATATACAATTATATACAATATTTCGAGGAAATTATATATATGCGTTTATATGAGTGCATAAAGTTTTGCACTTTTTCGCAATAGCTATTTGATGATTAAATATTTTATTGTATATTTGCAGCATTATTGTTTAATCATCAAATAGTTATAGTATGGCAGATAGAATTAAAGATATTGTTGTAGGCGTAGTTCTTGCACTCCTCGCCTATCTTAAACCGATTGAAGGCGAGTTGTCTTCGCTTATGATCGTCTTCACCCTCAACTTTATTTTCGGTTATCTTAGTGGCATGATTGCAAAAGGAGAGAACTTCGAGTTGAAGAAAGCAGTTGTGTGCATCGGTCACGCTACCGTGTTTTTCGTCCTTTGCGCAGCCGTGTATGCTATTGGGAGGTTTAAAGGACAGATGGAAGGCTCTGTTCAATGCGTTTCCTTTATCTCGTATTTAGTTCTGTGGTTCTATGGATGCAATATTCTTAAGAACTTGAAGCTGATATTCAAAAAAGGAACTCCACCCTGGTACGTAGTCAGTTTCCTGTATTATCTTATGCGATTTAGGTTTATTGATAAGATTCCCTATCTATCAGAATATCTTAATTACGCAGAAAAGGAGGAATGATTATGGCAGATTCAGCTAAACTTGTTCCGTTTATTCTTAGTTGGGAAACGGATAAATACACGAACAGAAAAAACGATAATGGGGGACCGACAAAGTACGGAATTACCCTTGCTACCTGGAGAAAAGTCGGGTACGACAAGAATGGCGATGGTGTTCTGAACGAGGAAGACGTGAAACTCCTTACTGAGGAAGACTTCCATCGTGTCTTTAAGGAGAACTATTGGAATGCCTGCAAAGCAGACAAAATTCAAGATCAGAGTGTAGCCAACATGCTGGTAGACTTTGCTTATAATAGCGGAGTAAGCAGGGCTATAACATATCTCCAGATTACTCTAGGAATTACGGCAGATGGCATCATTGGCAATAAGACATTGTTTGCTGTCAATAAGGCTAATGGCAAGATACTTTTTGAGAGATTCAAAAAAATAAGAAAATGCTATCTTAAAAGTATAGCCAAAGGAACACAGAAAGACTTCCTCAAAGGATGGCTCCGCAGACTAAGTTACATCACTTATGGACACTTAAAATTGAATGAATGATGAAATGGTATGATGTTAGGTTTTGGAAATTGGTATCCTATATTTCAGCTATAGGGATTGTTCTTTTATTGCTCTACGGATGCAGAACTCCTAGAACTATCACCAAGCAGACATGTATAAAGGATTGTTCGAGCGATAAAAGATTCGACTCGCTTTTCACTGCCCGCATGGCATACACCTTCGATCAGTGGATTCATTACCAGAAGCGCGAGAGCGAAAGAAGTACGAAAGATAGCAGCTATATTAAAGATAGCACAGCGACAAGGCTCGATGCGCAAGGTAACAAAATTGGCGAAGATAGATTCCACTATGAGAGCCATGTGCGAACAGAGAATGAGGTTCAGAAGCTACTGGACAGCATCAGTCATTATAGGTCACTGAAGGATAGCGTTGCTATTTATCGTCATAGACTTGATTCGCTATCGAATATCAAGATTTCAAGCGATAGTTCTACAAAGGTGATTGAAAAGCCACTTACGGCGGCTCAGAAGATTTATATTCAGATAGGGCAGGCATTCTGCTTTTGTTTAGTTATCATTGTAATATACCTATTATATTGTTTAAAAAGAAAAGGTTCTTAGTTAGAAAGTTTTTGTTAGTAAGTTTTAGGTTAGGTGCTGATTGTATTCGGATAACTTGGCGACTACTCGTGATGAGTGGTCGCCTTTTTATTTGCAAAGTAAATTCTTTCGTTCTAAGAGATTCAAAAAATGATGCTACCTACTATCACACCAAACTGCTGATTTAGAGCCACTAACAGAAACTATGATAGAGTTATATCCTATTTGCATACTATTTTCTAACTTTGCATTTGTAACGTTACAAATAGTGTTAGAAAATATTAAGGTTAAATTAAAAATTCGGGATATGGAAAGTAAAACTTACGTGTTCAATCCAGAGAGCGGCACAAGCGGCACAGGCTCTAATGGAATCTTGGCTATGCTTCCTGCACTCATGCAGAGACAGGGTGTTGACCCAGGTCTTATTGCACTCTTGAACAACCGTGGAAACGGAAATGGTTGGGGTGAAGACATCTTTGCTATCCTTTTGTTGTTCATACTTATGGGCAATAATGGTATGGGACTCTTCGGAGGTAATCGCTGCATGGGCTCTAATGGACAGGGCGGTGTTGTGCCAATGCTTAACAATGATGCCAATACTGCCGTTATCATGCAGGCAGTTCAGCGCAATGGCTTTGATGTTCAGAGCTTGGCTACAGCCCTCAACACATCAAGTGACGCAGTTATGGCTGCAATCAATGGCTTAGGTCAGCAGATTTGCAACCTCGGCAATCAGATGGGCATGAATGCTAATCAGATTTTGACAGCTATCATGCAGGGCAACAACGCTATCGCTACCCAGTTGGCAGAATGCTGCTGCAAGACCAATAACGCCATCACTGCAATGGACGGCAACATCAAGTTGTCTATCTGTCAGCAGACTCACGCCATCAATGATACGGCAAACGCCAATGCTTTGATGCTCCGTGACAAGGCAGATGCTAACAATCAGTCTGTCTTGGCTAAGTTGGATCAGATGCAGACACAGGCAATGCAGGATAAGCTCGATGCTTTGAGAGAGAAGAACAGTGCCCTGCTTGCACAGATTTCAAACGAGCATCAGACACAGGCTTTGCAGGCTTATCAGGCGCAGGTCATCACACCAGTAAATGCAGCTTTGGCTGCGCTGCAGGCAGAGGTGGCTGGCATCAAGTGCAAGTTGCCTAATACCATCAGTGTTCAGTACCCTCAGTACGGAGTATTCAACAAGGACGTTTATACTGCTGCCGCCATGGGAGCTTATGCAGGTGATGTAGCGGCTTCTCGTTCAACTGTAGGATGCGGTTGTTAGGAAAGGAGGTAACTATGTTTCCTTTATATCCATTCAATCCATTTATTCCAATCGGTCAGAGAAACCAAATCAGACGTATTGATGTAGGAGGTATCTATGAGTTGAAGACGAATGCCCAGCAGGTCACAGATGCTAGTGTAGATTATGGTATCAATCCTTGCTACTACAATGCTTTGCCTTGCGAGTGCATTGTACTCTTGAAGATACATCAAGGAGTTGCCGCTACAAGTGCGACACTTCCTGTCACAATCGTAACTCCAAATAGTGGTTCGACCACTGTTAACGGAACTGCCAACACTAGCGGAACTACTTCCGGCACAACAAAGGTGCCAGTTGTTGATCATGAGGGAAAGGCAGTGACGGGAGCTAGCGTTTCTGAAACTACAGAGGCTTTGGCATACATCAATAAGAAGAGCGGTATTATCCGACTGCTTGGGTTTCAGCAGCCTACAGGCGGCTAACAGAGTATTAACTACGGAGCAGGTGGCAACATCTGCTCCACTAAAAGAGAAAGAAAATGTTTCAAGGACTAAGACAGTCTTCTCTCTTCTACATCTTAGACAAGGGAGGAGAAAAGCCGACACTAAGAATCGGTCAAGTAATATCGGTTAGCAATCCTCAACAGAAATACCCAAGTTACGTGCCTGGTCAAACACCGACATTAGAAACTACGGTAGATGTTAAGGTGCAAGTAGAAGACCAGCAAGTAAACTTTGAAAAGTTGCCTTCAACGGCACAGATAGTAAACTTCGGCAATGAAGGTGTTGTTGTCAGTGACAACAGGGAAGCTATGTGCGCTGAGATTGATGCTATGTTGCGGCATTCCAAGGGAGTCGTGGAAAGTGTAGATTACCATAATGGAGTTATAAGCTCCTGCGAGGAAATGCTCACTAGAATCAACCCACAGATTGCCAAGGAGAAGCAACAGGAGCAGGACATCAATAACCTCAAATCAGAGGTTAGTGGCATGAAGGGTACGCTTTCCAATATTGAATCCATGCTGTCTAAGGCTTTGAGCAGTGGTAACAATTTTAAAAAGTAATTGCTATGGGATATATGGTAGAAATTACGGAAAACAAGTTCGATGAGCTTGTTGACAACTGCGAGGATATGATTCGTGCAGGTGGTAAGGTTATGAAGTGCTTGGATAGTTTGAAGCGCGAGCGTATGGGAAACCGTATGCCGATGCCAGACTATCGTGACAAGTGGGACGATGATGATTGGCGCGACGAAGACCGCTATGGAGAGCGACGCTACTATGGTCGCCGTGGCGGTGGACGTTACTAATGTTTAATTCGGTGGTGGGGATTTTCCCTGCCACCCTTAAAAGAAAGAGCTATGGGAAGATGTAGAATACCTTTGGATGCTTACGATATGAAGCCAGAAGGAATGATAGCATATCTGAGATATAATGGCTGGCACTTCAACAAAAAGGCTTGTGAGTGGGCAGTTGCGCAGATGAGAAAATACAACCCAGTCACCAAAAAGGATGAGGAGGTTGAATACATGGATAAGGATAAGGTTGAATCCATCCTTACCAAGCAGGGAGTGACGCTTGAAAATAATGTAGGCTATGATCATGTCTATGTGGCAAACATGGTTAAGGCTGATTTCTATAAGTCTTCCATCGAGGACGAAGCTCACATGGCTTTGTTTGTGAAAGACATGGTTGATGATTCCGACCAGAAGGATGGTTTCATCTTCAACCGATTCTATGCCGACTGCAACCATAATGGCATCGGTATTCCATGGGATGATATTTTATGATTAGTCAAGAGATATATCTAGAGAAGTACGATTGGAGGATTCTTGTGTTCTACGGTTTGAAAGAAGAAGATACCGATGAGGTATGCAACTCCCTTGTGCAGATAGGCTGCACAGAAAAGGCGGTCGAAAGCGCAAGGGAGCATTGCTTGCGTGGAATGCTCAATACAGGTCTAACCTACTCCAACCTTGCCGGAAGAAAGAGCGTGGTTGCTGTCAGTAGGACCACATCGGAATACGAGTTTGTGAATACTGTCACACACGAAATGTTCCACGTTGTCACTCACATCTGCGAATCACTAGGTGTTGACTTGAAAGACGAAGAGCCTTGCTATATGATGGGATGGCTCTGCCAGGCAGTTAGTAGGATATTCATTTAA